TACAAAAAGGACATAATATGCCAACATATGTAGGATTTAGCACAATAAACGCAAATAAGCCCCGCTCTACCAATCTGCCTCAGGGTGTAGATGGTGGTACAGGTAGTTTGACTAATCCTATCGTATTTGGAAAAAAGTTCACATTAGTTGATGAACAATTAGTAATACAAGACTTTTTAAATGCTTTAAATATTCCTCAAGGACAAAAAGTAGGAAATCCTAAATACGGTACAACATTGTGGTCGTTTGTATTCGAGCCAAACACAGCAGATGTACAATTTCAACTTGAGAACGAACTACGTAGAGTTGCAGGCAGTGATCCAAGACTTGTTCTGAACTCTGTTAAAGCATTTCCCAAAGAAAATGGAATACTTTTAGAAGTTGAAATTGCGATTACTCCCTTTAATAACGCACAACTATTGAGCGTTTTCTTTGATCAAAGCACAAACAGAGCCAAGATTCAGTAATCAAAATCCATACTTTTAAGTATGATAAATACTGAAAAGAGAAATAATCCATGGCTACAAGTTCAAGACAATCAGCACTTTTTGGTACAAACGACTGGAGAGCGATATACCAAACCTTCCGCGAGGCAGATTTTAGAAGTTATGACTATGAAACATTACGCAAAAGTTTCATCGATTATCTGCGTGTCTACTATCCTGAAACGTTTAATGACTTTGTAGAATCAAGTGAATTTATTGCATTACTTGATGTTATCGCATTCATGGGTCAAGGCCTTGCATATCGTAGTGATTTAAATGCCCGTGAAAATTTTATTGATACTGCTGAACGTAGAGACAGTGTTATCAAACTAGCCAACCTGGTTAGTTATAACCCTAAAAGAAATCTTGCCGGTCAAGGTTATATAAAAATAACAAGTATACAAACAACTGAAAATATTACCGACATTAATGGTTTTAATTTGAGTAATTTCCCCATTCTTTGGAATGATCCTGCAAATGCAAATTGGCTAAATCAATACAATACTATAATCAATGCTACATTAATTAACTCACAAAAAATTGGTAGGCCCGGTAATAGTCAACAAATTTTAGGTATAAAAACAGACGAATATAGTGTCAACATACCTATTGCCAACTTGCCGATAGTTCCGTTTACAACCACCGTAGATGGAAAAACAATGAACTTTGAACTTGTTAGTGTTACAAGTGTTGATAGTGATAATGTTTACGAAATTCCACCTTCTCCTAGTGGAAAAATGAATATACTTTTTAGAAATGACAAATTGGGTTACGGAAGCCCAAACACAGGATTTTTCTTTTATTTCAAACAGGGTTCATTAAACACGTATGATTTTAATCTTCAACAACAAATTGCAAATCAAGTTGTTGATATTAATATTGAAGGTATAAATGAAACTGATACTTGGTTATTTCAACTTAATGTAAGTAATAATACTAGACTTTTGTGGAAACAAGTTGAAAATGTATATGCAAACGCATATCTACAAACAGAATCTAGCGCCAGAAAAATTTTCAGCGTAGCATCTAGATTTAATGATCAGGTAAGTTACACATTCGGTGATGGCGTATTTTCAGAAATGCCAGTGGGTACATATAGAGCGTATGTTCGTGCAGGCAATGCACTTACATATACAATTGATCCTATTGAAATGCAAGGCATTACAGTAAACATTCCATATGTAAGTAGAGTTGGTAGAGTAGAAACATTACAGTTAGGTCTTACACTACAAACTCCTGTGTCAAATGCACAAGCAAGAGAACCATTATCGCAAATTAAACAACGAGCACCAGCCAGATATTATACTCAAAATCGTATGGTAAATGGTGAAGATTATAACAACTTCCCATATACATTATACAGTTCAATTATTAAGTCTAAAGCGATTAATAGAACAAGCATCGGCGTTAGTAAAAATTTAGATTTATTGGATCCAACCGGAAAGTATTCTAGTACTAATAGTTTTGCAAATGATGGTGCCATCTATCAAGATGACACTGAAGGATTCTTAAATCTTACTATCAATAACACTGGCGATATTATTAGTTTCTTGACTACTAACTTAGCAGTAGCACTATCAGGAAATAAAGCGAGACAATATTATATTGCCGATACAACTACATATCCTAGATATAATCTTTCTACTAATTACGGAAACATATATTGGAATGTTTCTACAGTAAATGCAAATAATGTTACCGGTTATTTTTATAATATAGTAGGAAGTGCAGAAACGCCTGTACCAATTGGAACATATTCAACATATACATTAAAATATATAACACAGGGGTCATTAATTAAATTTGAAGCACCTTCAGGTTATTATTTTGATTCTAGTAACAGACTTGTTGCAGGCATTGCTGGACCAAGTAATAGAACATATTTTTGGACTACTGTATTGAATGTAGTAGGTGATGGTTACAATAATGGTGTTGGTCAGTTTGCGACCGGCATAGGTCCAGTTACATTAAACGGGTTAGTTCCAGAAGGTGCTGTAGCAACACAGATTATACCTGCATTTGACAATACACTACCTAATATTGTGATACAAGAATGCTTGACAAGAATGGAACTTAACCAAGACTTCACGTTGATTTTTGATAATAGTTTATTAATTACGCAACAAAGATGGCAAGTTAGTTCATTCACTGATCCTGAATATTTTGTGAAGTTTACAAGTTTGGGTAGCAATAGATATGTTGTAACATATCGCTCATTAAATTATTATTTTGGTAGTGTTGCAGACACAAGATTTTTCTTTGAAAGTGGTAAACTTGTTTATGATCCATTCTCAGGAAAAATTTTGCAAGATTATGTAAAAGTACTTGAGTCTAATACACAGCCAGGTAGTAATAATCCACTATCAGTACCTATTCAAGTTAACATCACTGGTCAAACTATTGAAACTGATGGATATGTAAATGACTTTGAAGTTGAAGTTTCAAGCATCGATGTTAATGATAGAGTTGTTATTTTAAATCCAGACTTTTTCACAACACTTACAGGCTATCAATTTGGTGCAACAAATGTTGGAATATATGTATTCTTTCAACGAGTTGAAGATTCTGTCACACTTTCTAGGTATCAAATTATTCCAACTACCGATGTAATTTTTCAATATCCAACAATCACGCAAGTTGAAGTTGTAAAATACGATTATCCAGTCAATACATTGTTTTATGCATATGCTGAAAATAAATTTTATATTTCTGTGCAAGATCAAACTGTAACTACACCTTCATATATAATGATAGAGCAAACTGAAGGTGCATATAAAGTGTTGCCAGGTAGACAGGGTTTATCATACCAATACAGACATAATAGCAATAATACTACCCGTATTAATCCTGCCACAACAAATATTATAGATTTATATGTGGTACCTCAAAGTTATTATACTGCGTATCAAAATTATATTCAGGACAGTACAAATAGTATACCAATGCCAACAAGACCTACAATTAGTGAATTAAGTAATGAATATAGTGGGTTACAAGAATATAAAATGTTAAGTGATTCAATGGTTATGAATAGTGTTGTGTTCAAGCCATTATTTGGTCCTAAAGCACCACCCGCTTTACGAGCAACAATAAAAGTTATCAAGGCACAAAATACTGCTGCAAGTAATAGTGAAATAAGAAGTGCTGTGCTTTCATCAATGAATGATTATTTTAACATTAATAATTGGAACTTCGGCGATACATTTTATTTCTCAGAGTTAAGTGCGTATCTGCATGATCAACTTGGCGAATTAGTAAGTTCAGTTGTGTTGGTTCCAAATGACCCAACATTAAGTTTTGGTGATCTATATGAAATTAAATGCGCCCCTTATGAAATATTTGTAAACGGTGCTACTGCAAACGATGTGGTAGTAATCGCAGCGTTGACACCCAACGAGTTACAGGCAAGATAAGTAATATAAAGAGAAAACACGATGGTCTCACGAATCAGAACACTTAACTTTCTTCCGGAAGTCTTTCAAACTGTTACTAATGCACAGTTTTTAAATGCAACATTAGATCAAATTGTTGACCAACCTAACACAATGCGTGTGCAAGGTTATGTTGGAAGTAAAATTGGTTATGGTGTAAATGCTAAAGACTATTATGTTACAGAACCTACAAAAACACGAACAGATTATCAACTTGAGCCGGGCGTAGTTTTCTTAAAAGACGGCACAAGTGTAGCACAAGATTTTATAAGTTATCCTGGAATTGTTGATGGGCTAGCACTTGAAGGTGGTGTAGTTAATGACAATAGTAGACTATTTGAGTCTCAATTTTATTCATGGGAAAGTTATACCAACCTAGATAAAATAATTAATTTTAATCAGTATTATTGGCTACCAGACGGTCCAGAATCAGTAACAATTTCAACTGACATCATTTTTAATGCAGGTCAGTTTATTGTCACAGATACTCCAAACGGATATAATATCACATTAGATGGACAGCCTCAAGGTGCAACCAATCCCGTTATCACATTATTACGTGGTGGCACATATACTTTTACTGTAAATCAAGACAGTCAATTTTGGATTCAAGGTGAGCCTGGTGTAAGTGGATATGATCCTGCACAACCAAATATACCAGTTCGTGATATACTAGGAGTTTCTAATAACGGTGCTGAAGTTGGGTTAGTAACGTTTACTGTACCATTTAAGAATGCACAGGATGAATATAATTTTCCTGGTAACAATCCCGTAGGTGTTGTTAGTACTACACCGTTTGATCAAATTAATGGTAAAAGAGTTAGTGAACTAACAAATGGTATTGATGGTGTAACAGCACTCAACAATCTTACATTAATGTTTTATAATACCGGTGTAAGTAATGAACAAGGGTTCGTACAGAAATTTTATGACGAAACTCTATATGATGAATCGGGTCCATATTCAGGAACACAAACTGTAAGTACCCCATCAGGACCTGTTACTTTCCCGGTTGGTGGAAATCCATATGTATTTCCTGGCACAAGTTTGGATGAAACAAACTTTGAAGGTGGTTTTTACACAGACGTTGCCGCAACATTTTATAGAATAGTATATGTGGGAGATATGGCTGATCCTACAATTCAGTTAGTAGTACAAGGTCCTATACCTACTAATGAAAAAATTATTCCACAATATGGTACTCAATGGGTAGGTCGCGGATTCTATAGAAACACTGCCGGAACTATATCATTAATACCTTATCTAAGTGCTATTAAAGATGTATTGTATTATCAAGACGGAACATCTGCTAATAAAGTAGGACAGATTCGTTTAATTCAAAACAATATAACAAATAGAATTAATGTACTTACAGATATTTTAGGAAAACAAAATTATACTGCGCCCAACGGCGTTGTATTTACTAATGGTTTAAAAGTCATATTACAAGGTGACATATATCCTACAAGTTATGCTAATACTGAATTTTATGTTGAGGGTGTAGGTACTGCAATTGAATTGATTCGTGTAGATGAACTTGTAGCAGCCAAAGGATTCACCTCTGAGGTATACGCACCGTATGATTTATTACCTTATGATATTGGAAACTATGATGGTAGTTTGTACATACCAATAACTCCGGACTACATTACTATTGCAAGAAATTCTATTGATAAGAATGCATGGGCTAAAACAAATCGTTGGTTCCATATTAATGTTATTAATGCAACAGCAACTTATAACAACGATCCTAATTTGATTTCTTTGTATGCGACACAAGAAAACAAAGCCAAAAGACCAATTATTGAGTTTTATCCAAATATAAAACTTTTCAATTCAGGTACAGTTGGTAAACAGCCAATAGACTATATTGATTTTCATACTACTGATGCCTTCAGTCAAGTAGCAGGCAAAGAAGTTTTTTATCCTGATACACAAGTATACACAACTTATAATGCAACTATCTTAGGTAATAGTAATCCCTCAGTATATACAACTACTGTTACAGTACCTATTAATTCTGTAAATGTGCCATTTGAAGTCGACCAATATATTACAGATTCAAACAATGTTTTGCCACAAAATACTCAAATTATTGCGGTAACTAAAACAACAACTAACTATGTTTTAACTGTTGAATGGACTGGATCTAATGTCTTTAGTACGGCAACAGATGTAGCAATTTATGCAGGTGATGAGCAACTTGATGCATATGATATATTTGATGGTGCTAGAATCGTTTTTGCATCCGATACTGATGTTAATGTTAAAAACAAGATTTATATTGTAAGACTGTCTACCATCACATCTTCTTCTACTCCGGTCATTACATTGACAGAAGCAGACGACGGAGAAGTTTTGTTTAATGAACAAACTGCTATACTTCGTGGATATTATAATGCAGGCAAAGATTTTTATTATGGACCAAAGTTTAATATAACAACTGAGTTATATGAAACAGATTGGGTCGAAGCACAAGAAAAAGTTACTGTAAATCAAGCACCACTATTTGATGTGTTTGATAAAAATAATTATAGTTTTGGTAACAAAGAAGTTTACCCAAGTTCATCTTTTGAAGGTAATAAATTATTTTCATATGGCTTAGGTTCAGGTCTTGATGATCCAATATTAGGATTCCCTGTAAGATATAGTTCTGTTGCAAATGTCGGTGATATTAGTTTTGATGTTTCTTTAAACTTAGATTCGTTTAATTATGTTAGAAACGGACAATCAATAACACAAGATGTAAACACCGGGTATATTTTTGATTACTCTGATGTAGATACGTTTGAACGTTCTATTGGATGGGTGACAGCAGTAGGACCTAGCGTACAATATCAGGTGTTCCAGTTTAAATATGACGCATTGGCACCAACGAGTACGTACAAATGTGATATTCCAAAACTGGCTGCAAATGAAAGTCCATGGCCTACTATTCAAGTATTCATCAACAACGTAAGACAATCTGCAACTGATTACACGTTCGATGTGGTTGGTAATTCAACTATAATCACATTGTCAGTTCCTAATCCTGATGTTGATACTGTAGTAGAAGTATTTTTATTAAGTAATGAAGTAAGCAGTTCAGCATATTATACTGTTCCTATTAACTTAAATAATAATCCTTTTAATGCAGACGTTGAGCAGGTTAACGTTGGTGACATTCGTGGTCATTATCAAAGTATATTTTATAACAATCCATATACAACGGGTGAAGTATTTGGTATAAACAATTACAATGATTTGGGAAATCTTGTTCCATATGGAACTGCCATCATACAAAATAGTGCATCACTGGTATTGCCGGGTACATTCTTGCGTAAACAAGACTATAATTTGTTTAATGCATTAATGTATAATAGTAAAGAATATGCTAACTTTAAAAATATATTAATTAATACTGTTACTAACAGTAGTTACACAAATTTTGAAACACCTGCATATGTTCTCGATGATGCATTGGATCAAATTACTGCTAGCAAAATAGATAGTGATTCGTTCTTTTGGAGCGACATGCTACCATCTAAAGCACCGTATATTACAAATACATATTCGTTTGCCAACTCATTAGATGTGAGTAAGTATCCACTAGCAACAATTTATAATTTTAATACTGCAAACTATAATAGTGTGTTGGTTTATTTGTCAAGAGTGGTAAATAATCAACCTACTATAACACAACTTATACATAACGTAGATTATACTGTAAGCACAGATAGTAGAGTATTGACAGTAACTAAAGATTTGTTACCTGGCGATCAAATTACTATCAATGAATATAATCAAACATATGGAAGTTTTGTACCAAATACTCCTACTAAATTAGGACTATATCCATCTACAATTCCTAATGTTGTATTAGATGAAAATTATAATAATCCTACTTATTTTATTGTAGGACATGATGGTTCTTACACAAAATTATATGGTGAGTATGATCCTGTAACTCAGACATTAAATGATTATAGAGATCAGGTCTTATTAGAATTTGAAAAGCGCATTTACAACAATTTAAAACTTGGACAAGTTATTCCAATTAGAGATTATGATGTTATTCCGGGTAACTTTAGAACCACTGACTATGATTATAACGAGATACTTTCTATCTATTCTGAAAGTTTCTTAAATTGGGTAGGACAAAATAGAATCACTTATAAGACACAGTACTATAATCCTGCTAATGAGTTTACCTATAACTATAATCAATCTGGTAATAAAATAAACAAGGCACAAATTATACAAGGTTATTGGAGAGGAATTTACCAATACTTCTATGATACTAGCACACCCGACACGACCCCGTGGGAAATGATTGGTTTCACTAATAAGCCTGACTGGTGGGAAACACGTTACGGTCCCGCCCCATACACAAGTGATAACACTGTATTATGGGGAGATTTGGCTAATGGTATAAATTGGAATAACGGTGATCCAGTTGTTATTAGTGCATACCAAAGACCAGGCTTATTGCAAGTATTACCAGTAAACAGTGAAGGTAACTTAGTCAGTCCATTCGTTTCCATCGTAGGAAATTATTCTAACCAATCATTTAGACGAGATTGGGCAGTGGGCGATGTTGGCCCAAGTGAGTTTGCATATCGCAGAAGTAGTGCATGGCCATTTGACTTGATGCGAATTTTAGCATTGACAAGACCTGCTAACTTCTTTAATTTGGGAGTCGATTTAGACAACTACCGTTATAACTCTGAATTTGATCAATGGTTAGTTGATAACAGAACACATTTAGTAATTAATGATATTGAAATATATGGCAATGGCACAGCAAAAACAAGTTATATAAATTGGATAGTTGACTATTGCAAACAGATCGGCATTGACGGCGGGACTTCTATTACAACTTTATTAGATAATTTAGATGTTAGACTAGTCTATAGAGTGGCTGGATTTAGTGATAAAACACTTTTAAAATTCTATGTTGAAAAGAGTACAGCCAATAGTACTAACAGTTCACTATTAATTCCCGACGAAAGTTATCAAGTATTACTATATGAAAATCAACCGTTCTCTAAGTTGATATTCAGTGGTGTTGTTGTTCAATTAACTGCAAATGGTAAATATAGAGTATATGGTAATAGTCAAACACTTGCATATTTTAAAACCTTTGCACCAAAAATTAATGGTAACTATGATAACATAAAAATAGGCGATCTAAGCATTCAAGTTGCAAATGACTATACTGATAAAATCATATTAGTTCCTTATGGGCAAGAATTTGAAACACCACAACAAGTTGGACAGTTTTTGGCAAGTTATAGCAAATATCTAGAAAGTCAAGGCTGTGTATTTGATGTTATAGAATCCGGGCTTGCAATTACCTGGCGTCAAATGACATTGGAATTCATGTATTGGGTTCAAACAGGTTGGGAAGCGGGTAGTATTATTAATCTTAATCCTGCTGCCAATCAGATTACAGTAAACAAAGATGGTCATGTCGTTCAACCATTAACGTTACAACAACAAAACTTTATTCTAAATCAGAATGCATATCCTATTCAAATAGTTGATATGTCAATCGTTCGTGATGGTACGTCATTTACGGCAAAGCCACTGAATGACGGGGATACTGTCGCACTAACTCAATTCTATATCAGCAATATTGAACATGGTATTGTATTTGATAACGTAACATTATTTGACGATATTATATACAATCTGGTTACTGGTTTAAGACAAAACAGAATCTTATTAAAAGGCACTAAATCTGCTGAGTGGAACGGATTATTGGATGCGTCAGGATTTATTTTAAATCAAGACAACATTCGTGAATGGGATAGGACAATTAAGTATACTAAGGGTGCTATTGTAAAGTACAAAAACAAGTACTGGACTGCACTCAAAATTATACAGGCAAATGAAATATTCAATGAACGTGCATGGAAAGAAACTGATTACGATGAAATTCAAAAAGGTTTGTTACCAAATTCAAGTACACGCAGTTATGAAGCCACTTTATACTATGATGTAAACAAGGCAAACCTTGAGCAAGATGCTGATTTATTAAGTTTTAGTTTGATTGGATATCGTCCAAGAGATTACCTAGCAATTGCAGATTTAACTGATATTACACAAATTAATGTATATAAAAACTTTATTAAGAATAAAGGCACACGTAACTCAGTAAATGTATTCAAGGGCGCTCAATTGCCACAGGGTGGTATTGATTATGATGTCTATGAAAACTGGGCTATTAAAACTGGCGAATACGGTGGAGTTTTAAATACCAACTTTGTTGAATTTAAATTAAATGAATCATTATTAACTGGTAACCCTAGTATTGTTGGTTTAGCCGACGGGGAAGATAGTGAAGGTGTACAACAAGAAGTTCCATTATACAACTTACTTAACTATGGTAGACTTATCACAGACCCTGATATTTTACCAACATTGCCAGTTGACACTCCAAACACATTATTACCTAGTGCTGGATACGTAAACTTAAATGATGTTAAGGCAACCTCATATTATTTTAGTGGATTGCCTGTCGCTAACAACCCACTATCTAAAATATATGTGGGCGATTATATTTGGTTAGCACAATTTCAAGGCACGTGGCAAATTTTTGCACCTACACCAATCGGTACTGTAATAGGTGCTAAAAATAATAACAACGGCACTGCTAATATTACTTTAGACACCCCGCACAATCTACAAAAATTAGATCCATTGGCAATCATTAATTTTGATAATGCAGTTGATGGTTATTATGTTGTACAAAGTATTGTCGATCCTTACACGGTACAGTTGGCATTATCACTAAGCACTAACGTTCAAACCGTTACTGGTACGGGAGTGTGCTTAAAACTACAGTCACAAAGAATTGAAAAACCAAATCAGATTAATTCACTACCTTTACTAGCAAAAGAATTTGTGCAGAATAAAGTATGGGTAGATGAAAACTCTGATGGATCATGGGCTGTATTACGTAAAAAATTAAACTACAAATACGATTCAGAAGTTACTAAGAATAATTCAAGCAGTTTTGGAACGGCAGTAGCATATGATGCTAATTTGGGATACTTAATAAGTGATAGTGACCTAGGTGAAGTTTACAGATATGCATATGATGCACTAACAAAAACCTATGTACTAACACAAACAATAACCGAATCTCCTTCGTTCGGGACTACGATTGAACATACTGATGATTTGTTCGTAATTTCTCAGCCAACTGGGGCTACACAATCAGACCGTAAAATATTCTTATATCAGTTGATTAATAATGCTTTACAAGATGAATTAGTATTGATTCAAGAACCAATAATTGCTCCCAACAATAATGTAACAAACTGGGGAAGTGCTATATCATTATCAGGTGACAAAAATTGGATATTTGTGTCTGACACCGCCAACAATAATGTATACGTGTACAATAAAGATGCAACTACACAAAAATATGAATTAAGTAATGTGTTGACACTAGGCACATTATCATCAGGTGATGCATTTAGTTCTTCTATTGCAACTGATTATTTTGGAAAAACTTTAGTAGTAGGTGCGCCAAGACAAAATTACAGTGGGTCAATAAATGATTGGGGTTATGCATATGTATTTGATAGACTATATCAAACGTATGAAACACAAAATAGTTCAATACCATATGTGCCACAAACATTTAATTTATTGTTATATCCAACTACACAATCATCTACTGTAACTGCCACAACTGTAACAACTAATATTTTAACAGCAGCCGCAACTTCTGCATTTTCATTATTTGATCCGGTAGTATTTACCGGAACAACGTTTGGTGGTATATTCCAAAACACAGTATACTACATTAGTAGTATACCAGGTGGAACTCAGTTTACAGTTGCTAAAAATAAATTATCAGGTACTGCTACTAGAACATTATCAATTGACGATAAAATAATTGTAAATGACACAACCTCAATGGTTGTTGGGAGACCTATTAAGTTTTATGGATCGTATACAACCTCAGGTATTACAGAAAATACTGTTTATTATATTAAAACTATTGGAACAAGAACAATAGATGATGTTACATATCCTGCAATTACAATTAGTGAAGATCCAGCATTATCTACAACATTCCAAGTCACAAACGCAACGCCAAACTTATCTTTTGTGACAGTAGATGCTGATGTAACCTTGACTACGGCAACAGGAACAATGGCTGCTGTTGCACAAACACAATCTATGTACATTGATGTTAATGGTACTCTATTGAGTGATAAAAATTATGCAGTAACAAGTCAATTTGATCCTATCACTAGTAGCGTAATTTATACATTAAACATATACAGTAGTTTAACAGCCGGCGACATTATTACTATTTCTTCTAATAATTTTGTGTATGCACAACAACTTACTTCAGAAACAAGTCCTGAAGTTGGTAGCAAGTTTGCTACAAGCCTAGATGTTGACAAGTATGCCACAGAATTAATTATTGGCGCGCCGTTTGAAGTGAGTCAAATTAACGGAGAAGGTGCAGTATATCGATTTACAAACTCTGCTGCCAAATATGGTACTATTACGGGCACTACTGATTGTGCACTATTAACCGCAAGTACAATATTGATTAACGGTTATTCTGTTAATCTACCTGCAGGCAATGCATCTACGATTGCATTAACTATTAATAATGCAAATATACCTAATGTAGTTGCCACAGCAGTAAATGGCAAACTAACCATTGCCCTTATCAATGTTAATTTAGCATATATCAATGACAAGTTAAATGTATCAGCATTTAATCAAGGAGTTTTAACTGCATTAGGATTTGAGTTATTTACATTTACTCAATTAGTTAATTGCCCACATATACAAGGGACAAATGCGTTTGGCACAAAAGTAAAGTACAATGAAAAGAGTTCATTTGTTGTAGGTGCACCAATTGGCACACGATTCGAATATACAACATTTGATTTCACTGATGACTCTAATTTTGATAATGATCTTGTTTTTGATAACAATACTACACAATTTATTGATTCACTAAACAATGTGGGTGCGGTATACATGTATGATTACTTACCGGTATATAATGAATCGTTAAACAATACTGGAACTTATGTTTACGCACAGAGTGTTAATGCATTGAATCAAGTTAATGGCAATCAACCTCTATACGGTACAGTCTTAGAATTTAATGATAATGTGGTAATGGTTGGTGCACCAAACTTTAGACCTGACGTAACTAGAGGTCAAGTTGTAATTTATAATAATGCTACAGGAGAACAAGATTGGTCAACATTTAGATATAGCGCGCCAGTTGTCGATGTCAGAAAAATTCAAAACATTCAAATTTACAGCGCAGAAACTAACAATACATTAGTTAACCTAGACTATTTTGATCCATTACAAGGTAAATTAATGGGAGTAGTTGCTCAGAATATTGATGTAATTTCTGGTTCTGACCCGGCGGGATACAACTCGCCAGCAACGACCTCTAGAGGAACTATTACTTGGGGACCTGCACAAGTTGGTCAATTGTGGTTAGATACCTCATCACTACGTTACATGAACTATCATCAAAATGATATAGTTTACAATAGTAAATATTGGGGGCGTGTGTTTCCGGGTAGTGACGTTTCTATTTACAGTTGGATTATTAGTGCTGTCCCTCCAGTGGATTATCCAGGTCCAGGTACTCCAAGAGATATTGATAATTATTCTATTCAATACACAATTAATACTGAAGGTAAATCAGTTCCTAGATATTTCTATTGGGTAAGAAATACTAATTTGATTTTTAAGAATCAAGGTAAAACACTATCAGATTTTATTTGTCAATCATATATTGCTAGTCCAAATGGATCAGGTATAGAATATTTTGCACCATTATCAACTAATGTATTTGGATTGTATAATTGTGCACCTGCTATCAATGAATTAGATTCTATATTACATATCGGATACAGTACCGGTAACAATGATGATGTTTCACATAATTCTTATAGTCTAATTAGGTCTAACTATCCTGATGATTTCTTACCAGGATTGCCCGGAACGGCTGGATTTACACGCCCCGAATCATTATACAATAGAATGCTAGAAAGTCTATCTGGCACTGATGAGGCTGGGGGAGTTGTTCCTGATCCATATCTACCTAAGTTAGTGCAAAGTGGTGTTTTGGCAAGACCAAGACAAAGTTTCTTCTATAACAGATTTGAAGGATTAGAAAATTACTTACAGTATTTTAACACAATACTAAAGCAGTATCCTTTTAGCGAAACTGCTAACCCAACTTTCTTGTTCAATAAAGGACCCATCAATCCCTCAACAGGCAAACCTATGTGGGATACTGAGAACTATTGGGAATATATAAATTGGTGGGCAGTTGGTTACAACAACAATACAAAATCGAACGTGCAAGTTGCGGTATATTCGGATCTATCGACACTATCAGTACCTACTGGTACAATCGCTAAGGTTGCAACAAACTCAGCGGGTCTATCAGAAACATATATTTTAAAAGACACTGGTGTGTGGGAGAGAATTGGATTACAAAACGGTACTATACAATTCAAGAGTTCATTGTGGGATTATGAGGCTGCTGGATTTGGATTCGGTGGTAGTTTCTTTGATACTGATCCGTACGATACTTATCCTAGTGAAGAAACAAGAAATGTCCTAAGAACGCTTAACGAAGAATTACCGGAAGTGCTATTTGAATATAGAAACAAAGCACTTATCTTATTATTTGATTACATTCAAAGCGAAACCATTGAGAATCAAAATTATCTGCCATGGTTAAATAAAACATCATTAATTGACGTTTCACACACTATACGAGAACTAAGACCTATTGAAGTATTTCAAAGTGATAATCAAGAATTCTTAGCAGGATACATTAATGAGGTCAAACCTTATCACGTAGTAATTAAAGATTTCTTGTTTAAGTATACAGGAGAAGATATCTATACCGGTGATGTTACTGATTTTGATTTACCTAGCCAATACAATAAAACTTATGAAAAGTTTATAAGTCCTGAGTTAGTATTCAGTAATCCAAATAGCATATACGAATACTTACCAAATAATCAAATTTGGCAAACTCAACCATACAACCAATGGTATCAAAATTATGGTATAAGTTTAATTGGTCAAAACAATTATCCTATCACAACTCTTGCATCATACCTGGAGTTAACTACATTGTCAATGGTTGTAGATAACGTGAACGGTTTCCCTATCAATGGCCTAATCACGATAGATGATGAACAAATTGCATACTCACAAATTGATTTAGCAACTAATACTATAAGCGGATTGACACGCGGTGTTAATGGCACTGAAATAACAAATCATTTACCGGGTCAACAAATTTACATTGATTTACCTGCAGTATTAATGCTTAATGGAGGTCGCGGATATGCTAACCCACCAAGAGTTACTGCCTATATAGATACAAATATATATCCTGCTCCAAGAAGACAGGCGGTACTACAAGCAAACATGTTCTTAGATACTGTGTTAAGTGTAACAGTAATTGATCCGGGCGAAGGTTATGTCGTACTACCAGAAATTCAGTTTGATCCTGCATACACAATTTACATAGATAGTGCAAATGTTTCTACATATACAAGTTCGTTTATATTATCACAACCATTAATAGTAACAGGTGATCTTGTAAAATATGTTGTTGGTGAGGGTAGCACTACAATTGGTGGATTAATAGATAATGAGTTTTATTATGCCAGAGTAATTGTTGATACACCAAATTTTGAAGTAGCATTATACTCATCATACATTGGTGCACTAGAAGATCATAATAGAATTGTAATCAGTTCAAGTGGAACAGGTACAACCAACCAATTACAAATTGTTGCGAGAGCAAGTTGTGTTACATCTAGTTATCCAATTCGTGAAAACAATCTAACATTAAGATATGATAGAACTACATATAATTCACGAATTACAGAATGGAGTCCTGGTAACTTCTATGGATCATTCTATGCTGGATTGTTTAATAATAGTACTCAAATTTCTAGTTCGTCAATTTCATTGCAATCTACACAGCCACCAATAGATTCTATTTTAGCAAGTGCTGAAGGTGCGGCATTCGAAGTTATTGATGTTGAACAACAAACAAATATTACATGGTCATCAAGAACAAGAAACACATTAGAAACATACGGACCTGCAACGGCATATCCAAATGCAATAAGAATTGCACCTAATCCCGGTGGAGCACCTGACGAAGGTACGGTAGGTCCTACTACTGGTTTCTATGTGGGTATGCCAGTTAAATTTACAGGCATTGTAATTGGTGGATTGGTAGACGAAACCATATACTATGTTGAATCTATTGTTGACTTAGAAAGATTTACAATTTCTGCAACATCAGGCGGGCCCGTATTTGTTCTATCAACCGCTACAGTTCCAACTGCTACATGTACTTGTTTAGTGGGTGAATTGACAGACAAGACAATATTGACACTAGATTATCCTGGTATCTTACAAGCCACAGAAACAACAGCAACTACTAATGTTGTTACAGTACCGCTTACCTTAACTGGACAAGGTGGCACTAATAACTTCTATGTTGGGTTGCCCGTGTTCTTTACAGGAAATGTGTTTGGTGGCATTGAAGAAAATCAAACATATTATGTTACAACTATTGTAGACAATCAAAACTTTACAATGTCAACAACTAACGATCCTTTAGTTGTTGAAGTCACTGCGACTACTGCATCAAATGATCAGGTAACTTGCGAAAGTACATTGGGACTAAATGTTAACGATAGAATTATTTTCAATAATATGGTTGTAAGTGGTTCTCCTGTTAATAACTTTGGTAATTTAGTATCAGGGACAACTTACTATGTTTGTCAAATCATAGATGGAACGCACTTCACAGTAACAACTGTATTGAATGGCAGTTTAATATCACTTGCCAATGAAACAGGAACCTGCACATTAACAAGTCAAATGGCTACAGTTAATCTTACTAGCGCAACTGGCTCTATGACATTAAATGTAGGCTTACCAATCAGCCCGGGTCAGATTAGTGGACAACAGTTTACTATGTATCCAACTAGCCAGCAATATCCCGGATTGACAGGTGGCGGCACAGTAGGTAATCTAGTTGTTGAAACTATTAAGGCAACATTAGCAGCGCCAGTTAACAGAGTGTGTTTGGACACAAACACTAATACATTGGCATTAGTGTACAATAATTTAGCGTTCCAGTTAGATTCTAGTATAGGTGGTCTGTCATCAGGTACTCCATACTATGTTATAGATTCGGGTGTAACCACAGTAACTGTAACGAACACTTCAAGCACAGGAAATTTATTAACTTGTGCAGACACTACAATATTGTATGTAAATATGCCTATAGAGTTTTCAGGAACAGCATTAGGTGGAGTTCAATTTGATTTCCAATATTATGTAGAGTCAATTGCCAGCGCAACTCAATTTACAATTAAAACAACATTGGCTGGATCGGCAGTAACACTAACTAATGATAATGGTTCAATGACCGGTACCGGCCAAGCATATGTCGAACTTTCTGCTAGTCAAGGTGGTAGTGCAGTAGCATTATCGGGTGCTACTGGAACAATAGAAATGACACAATATATCAACCCATCTAATATTGCTGAGTTTGATATTAGTTATATTTTGGGCGGATATAGAGTAATTGTAACTGACCCGGGTGCAGGATATACAATCAACAATACTATTGTTATTAGTGGAAATGATATAGGTGGTGTCTCTCCATTGAATGATTTGACATTGACTGTCAATAGCATTGATGTAATTGTACCTAATCCAGATCCAAACAATCCATGGAAGATTCCTGTTGAATCAAATGGTGAAATCACACAATTGATTTGCAGTGGCGTTCCAAACGACACAGTAACAAGTTATTATTTTAAAGTTATCAATGAAAATCAAGTGGAAGTTTATTCAGATCCGTTATTATCAGTTCCTGTAGCATACGGAGATTTTCCCTTCGAAGGGATAAGAAGTACAACTGCTACAAGCACAACAGCCGGTACGGATATTATTACGTTAACCAGTAGTACTGGCTTCAATGTTAATGACCCTGTCGTTTTCACCGGCGATGTATTTGGCGGTTCAAACATAGAAATCGGTGCTACATATTATATCACTAGTATATCAGGAAATGATATTACAGTATCTGAAACAGTAGGAGGAACTGATGTTGTACTCTCAACCGAATCAGGATCAATGTATGTTGCAAAATCAGGAGATTACGCATTACTACCTGAACCGTTCTACTTTGATCAGAGTATTGTAAAGTACAATAACAAAGTATATCAATGTATTATATCTAATAATGATGATGAATTTATTTTAGGTAAATGGGAACTTATCGGAAGCGATAATAGATTACTAAATGAACTAGACAGAATTATTGGTTACTATAAGCCATCAACCACAGACACCTTGGGCTGGAGCAATTATATCAATATGCCAGGTCAAGATTTGACACAATTAATAGATGGAATAACATATCCAAATAGTATATATTTAGGTAATGCGTTTGCCCCAGCAGATGAATACGAAATCGATACTGTGTTGCAAGACAAACCATTCTATCCACCTAACTTGGGATCAGTTGGAATTGTGTATGATAACACAAAATATGTTGCGATAGCCAATTCTCCGACTAATACGGAATCGGTAATTAGCACAAATTCTACTGAGTGGGTGACAGAAAAAATTACTACAGTACCAGTATCTGCAACAGACATTACATACGGTAATGGTTACTATGTAGTTACAACACACAATAATAATACACCAATTTATATTAGCCCTGATGCCATAATATGGACTTCGACTGGTGTTGGTACATTATTAACTCCTACAGTGAATATTGAGAATGCTATTTTAAATGGTGTTACCTATGATGGAACCAATTATGTAGCAGTTGGAGAAAAAATATATACAAGTAATGATGTATACAACTGGACTAAAAAATATGAATTTACAAACGGATTAACCAACAATTTAAATTCTGTTACCAGTGCAAACATAACTTTCTTCAACGGCTTAATTGCAGTTGGTAAGGGACAGCAAAATTTAAGTGGTATCATTTCTAACATTAGTTTACTATTAATAAGCAATGACAATGGAGTTACATGGACTAGCCCTGCGGCTGCGTTGACATCAAGTGGCTTTAATGATGTAACATCAGGTAATAATACTATTATTGTAGTAGGTGAAAACGGTGTTGTTTACTCAAGTTTAAATGGATCATCCTATACCGCAGAAGCATCAGGTATTGCTGTAAATCTAAATGCAGTAACTTATGGCAATGGATTATTTGTAGCAGTAGGTAACAATGGAGCAATTATTACATCTCCTGACGGTGTAACATGGACTGTTAGAACTTCCGGAACAACAAAAGACTTGTATGATATTGTATACAATGGTACTAATAAATTTGTGATTGTTGGCGAAGAAAGTATAATCCTTACAAGTAGTAATGGAACTACATGGACAACAACAAGTGAAATTTCTAGTGATCCGACCTTCTATACAGTACAGGGTGCAGAATTTACATTTGGCTATGGTCCGGAAGAATTAGTACCCGGTGTTGTGACAGACAGTATGCAAATGATTGTTAACACTCGTCCTGGAACTAACTGGGAAGCGACCGAATATGCCCATGTTGGGTATAGAGTAACTTCTACAGAAATTGTACCAACAACTTCATCTCAAGTTACATATAGTTTTGCTGGATTAAGTAGAAATCCTGCACAATTAGCAATTTTTGTAATTGATTATACTACCGGGTTAAGCACTTCATTATACGATACTGACTATATAATCGATTGGTATAATCAAACTGTAACATTAAACAGTCCTCTTAATTTCTTCCCCGATCCTGATATACTCAGAATTGATGTATATGATGTGGGTAACGGTGATCAACTTGTTAAATCAAATTCTAGTAACGATCCTATTAGATTGAATGATGAAACTGGATTTAGTGAAATTTATTTGACTTGTAACTATTCCGCATTGAAAACTGAAGGTTCGGGGGTTGTTAGATCCGCGCTAACAGAAACAAATGCTATAGAAACTTTTGCTTCAACTAATAGTATTGAATGCGAAGATGTGTCTGGATTCACTATAAATGGTATGGTCGTATTCTCCGGCACAACATTTGGTAATATTGTAGCCGGTACACATTATTATGTAAAATCTATTGATTATGTAAACAATTTGATTAGCATTAGTGCAACAATAGTTTCAGGTGTCGCAGGCTCTATCTTTACTTTAATAGATGCAACAGGCACAATGGTCGTGATTCCTGAAACAACGGTATGGACTGATCCTTATGTTCAACATAACGGTACAAGATTAGTGCTAGGTGATAAATTTAATATTACTGGTACAAATAGTGCAACAAATACTGTTGTATGTAATACAACAGTTGGAATGGACAATAATGATCCGATAACATTTAGTGACACTATTTTTGGTGGAATCATTTCTCCACAGACTGTTTATTATGTTAAGAATGTTATAGACGATAACGAGTTTACAATATCTGCTACACCTGGCGGTTCAGTAATATCGTTAACAGATGCAACAGGTGGCGCATTAGCAATCACATATGATTATGTATTTGGTATTGCGGATAATGGTATTAGTGCTAAAATTATCTTCTCGACTGTTTATAATTCAAGTGTCGATTATCTTTCATATACAGTATTTGGTGAAACTACTCCAGAACAATATGGATACACACTTCCTGAAACAGAACTTATTACAGCAGATGGATCAGCGACATATGTTATTACTAACTACAATGCTGGAGACAATGCTGAAAATGCAATTGTAGAAGTTAACGGATTACGAGTATTGCCGAGCACATACAATATTAATTCTAATTTAGACACTATCACATTTACTAGTGGAATACCATCTAGTGGGGATGTTATTGCAATAACAACTTTTAATAGAACTGAGCGTCAGTATTTCTTGACTAATTCTTACACAATTACAAGTTCTACACCTAATAATACAGTAGATCCAATATCATATGTGGACAACGTCTTCTCTGCACCATTATCAGTTACTCAAGTGTCTCAGGTTTCTTCAACTGGTAATATCATAACATGCGAAGATACATCTGGATTTGTTGTAGGTCAGACTGCAATATTTAAGAATTTAACAGGTCTACCGTTTGCCGGAAGTAATGTGCAAACAGATGGAACTGTATATTTTGTTGATAGCATTGTAAGTGCTACAGAATTTACTATTTCAACAACACCGGGTGGTTCTGTATTTGATCCTGGAACTGGATTAGGAGTTATGACGGTTTATATCGGTGGATTATCTACAATTAGAGTTACCACTACAAACCCACATAATTTCGTTACAAATGATTATGTTAGAATAGACGGTGTAGTTGGCTCAACACAACTAAATAATAACTTATATTATGTACACGTTATAAGTGCTACCTCAGTTGATTTATATCTAACCCCATATCAACCATTACTAACAGATACAAATAATCCTGTAATTAATGTAGCAAATTATGTATCAGGTGGTTATATATTCATTGACGGTAACTTTGTATTACAAAATACAACAGGAACAAGTACAACTGCTGGAACTAATTTAGTTTCTGTCACAAGTACTACTGGATTGGTTCCAAATACACCAGTAATATTTACTGGTAATGTTGGAGCAAGTAATATTGTTGAAGGTCAAACTTATTATATTAAGGATGTTGATTTAGTATCGCCAAATACATTTACAATCTCTGAAACACATGCAGGTGATATTTTTGTACTGGCAACTGCTTCAAGTTTATCATTTAGTGTAACTCAATGGGAACAATATAATGTAGAAAGATTGTGGGTAACTATTAATGGTTATCGTGTTCCAAGTTCTGCACTAAGATTAAATGCAGACAATAATCTAAGTATTCTACGAGAAATTCAACCCGGTGATGAAGTAATTATTACTAGTATGATTCCTTCTGCGACGCCTGATCAGGAAACTTACATGGAGTTAATTAACAAAGAAGGAACACAAACAATTTATCGTGCGAATTCACAAACATCAACTTGGCTAACACAAGATTTGGATTATACTGACACTACAATTTACCTAGATGATGTTACTAGAGTAACGGCAACTATAGTTCAAAATGAAGTGGCTCCTGCAGCCGTAGATGGCGTAATAACTATCGGTTTGGATGCAGACAAGAGAATTATTACACAAATCATTGTAGTAAATAATACTACTGCAACAACCTTAACTTCTAATGATTATTACTTTGCAATATCTAGTATTGCTCCGGTAATTAAAATTACAAACGGTGTTACTGCTGGCGACTCAGTAACAATTACTGTTGTTGAGGGTAACACAATATTTGTAAATGGGGAACAGATTAGATTTAGAACAGCAGATTTGGCAACAAATACTTTAACTGGTTTAAGTCGAGGTGTTAACGGTACTGGAGTTCAGGTGTTTATATCCAAATATTCTGATGTATACGGATTCTTGTCTGAAAACTTACTATCATCCGTTCAGTATAACAAGACATGGAACTCATATGACTTTAATCCAGTTGAGGGTGATCCACTACAAATAAGTGAAACGATCGGGGCAGAATTCTTAAATCAGGATGTCGGTTAAAAGATAAATAAATATTATGAATGAAAGTACGGAAAAAAAGACAGAACAACTCAAAAATAGCGTTCCTGAGGTTAAACCCAATGAGAACGGAGGATTCTACTTTTCTTCACATGTTAAAATTTACGATCCTAATACCAAAGAAGTATTAGTACAAAAAAGAGGCGATAACTAATGTCAGGAATTAACATAACATATAAAGTTGAAGGTTTTTTGAAAATCTACGACCCTAACAATGGGGAAGTGTTTGTAGATAAGAAAAACGCTATCAACTATGAAAATATGTCAGAAGCACTTGCTGACACACTTAGTGGTCGCGGCTACGGTGAAATTTATCAAATGGCGTTTGGAAACGGTGGTGCCAGTGTAGACGAAACAGGTGTTATAACATACCTACCCCCGAACACAACGGGGCAAAATGCTGCTCTTTATAATCAAACCTACGCTAAAATCGTTGATGACACTAGTGTTTTCAACCTCGACCCAACAAGAAACAAAATGACAGTCCTACATACAGTAGGAAAAGTTTATACTGACATTTTAGTGCAATGTTTGTTGGATTACGGTGAACCTGCTGGACAAGCGGCATTTGATAATAGCACACAAACGGAATCAAGTTTTATTTTTGATGAATTAGGACTTTTAGCAAATTACGGCACAGATACTAACGGGAATGTGTTAACACGCCTTTTGACGCATGTTATCTTCCACCCAGTACAAAAGTCACTAAACAGACAAATACAAATAGATTATACAGTTAGGATTCAAGCCCTAACTAACTTAGTAACAATTTAAGATAAATAATAGCATATCGGGGTAAAAAATGGCATATACAATTGTAAAAAGCAATGGAACAGTTCTAACTACTATTGCTGACGGCACGATAAACACAACAAGTACCAGTTTAGGATTGCCTGGACGAAACTACGCTGGTTACGGACAGACATTGGATACTAACTTTGTCCACATGATTGAGAATTTTGCAAGCACTACCCCTCCTGCAAACCCATTACAAGGACAACTTTGGTACAATACAAATGCTAACACATTGTATGTTTGCCCCGCTGACGGAACAAGTAACGCAAATGCCTGGTTAGCCCTTACTTCAACGGCTAGCGGAGGAACAACAACTTTTGGTGCAGTAACGGTAACCGGTAATCTGCAAGCAAACAATATTACAGCATTAAATGCAATCGTAGGAGATACTATTACAGTGCGTTTAGCAACTGTAACTGCGAACGCTACAATTGCTAATGCATTTATTACAAGTGCCAACATTGGTTCTATCAATCCTTGTACATTGATTAGTACAGGCTCTAATACTACTGCTGGTACACTACAAGGAACATGGACTGTAACTGGTGGTTTAGCAGGAAATACTTTAATTGTTGCTAATGGTAACGTTTATACTCAGGGTATTAGAACTGACAACTATTATTATGCTAACGGTTCTCCGTTTACCCCGTCCGGCACATATACAAACGCAAATGTGTTTGACTTTATGACAGGATCAAATGGTGTTACTCCTACTTTCTATACCACTAATACTGGTACTGCTAATATACAAGTTAATAAATTAACTGCTAGCCAAATTGCTGGAGGCGGAACTGTGTCAGGTATTTGGACTCTAAGTTCCGGAGCAAGATGGCAAAGCACATATGCTGACTTGGCAGAACGTTTTGAATCCGATAATGAATATGATGCAGGCACTGTTGTCGAAATCGGTGGCGAAAAAGAAATAACTGCGGTACAATACGATCTAAGTGAAGATGTATTTGGTGTAGTATCAGAAAAAGCAGGATATGTTATGAATGCTATGGCAGGTGATGATAAAACACACCCTGCTATCGCTGTAGGTGGTAGAGTTCCAGTTAAAGTTACTGGTAAAGTAAAAAAGGGTCAAAGACTTGTTAGTGCTGGTAACGGTATTGCAAGGGCAGCAAAACCCGGCGAAGCAACTGCGTTCAATACAATAGGGCGTTCTTTAATAAATAAGAATACGGATGACGTTGGTATTGTTGAGGCCTTCGTTACTATAAAATAATAAGGATAAGAAATGAGTTACGCACAGTACGGAGTTATCGAAGCAGGCGATTTCAATACATTGATTCAAGGTTATGCAAACGGAACCTTGAATACAGGAACTGCCTCACTAAACTTAGTTTGGTCAACTGGAAACGGTAATAAGGGGTATGGACAAACCGGCATTGCGAACGCTGCCAGTGGTGACACAGTTACTGCGGCAAAATGGGCATCTCTTGTCAATAACACTTCAAATGCAGCCTCGCATCAAAGTTCAAGCATTACCGCTGTTACTGCTCCGGTATCAGGAGGAACAATTACTTATCTAAGTGCTATTCCAACTAACTTAACAACAATTTACAACAACAGATTAAATGCTGTATCACAAAGTAGCACTACTTCAAACTCAGTTACAGTTGGTAGCACATGGAGTGATAAGGCAACATTTACTCATACTGCAACTTTTGCGAACGGTGATGCTGCCCGTTATTTCTTTAATAGCGGCGGCCAGTTAGCCATGACAGTATCTCATCCAAACGGATCTGGTATTAATCTATTATTGAACAACTTATGTTCTAACGTCGGAACAGTTGTTATGTCAAGTCCAACATCTGGTTCTATCACGGTTGCAGGTACAAGTTACAACGGTGTTACTAGAGTTGGTGGTGGTGGAAATTCACCTACTATAGGCACCAATAGCGGATATTATGCATGGACAACCAGTAATGCAAACGTTTATTATCAAACTGCAAGTACAGGTCCTTCAGGATATCTAAGTACCAATATCAATATCTTTGTTAAGACAAATGGAACTCAAGGTAGTAATGGTGATGCTGGTTCTGTAGTTACAATCTATACAGTATGGGATGAAATTCCAAACGGTCTAACCGTATCAACAGGCTCTGTGACAACACTAACAGTAAGACCGCCGGAAACGACTTATCTTGCAAATACTTGGGGCACAATTACACTTGCTGGCTCCGTATCAGTATCATAATTTTTAACTGACTTGGTATCTATCTAAATACTCTTAGGAGTGTTTAATGGATACCAAAACCTTAATTGCAGAGGCGAAAGCCAGATTTAATCATAACGCTGCCAAAGCCCAACTTAAAGATAAGTATGACGGCAAACTAATAGTTGCCGATCAAGGTGGACTTTGGAAAGCCGACATTCAAACTATTACCTTTTTATATAATACCCCAGTTGCCAAAGACAAAGTAGTGTTACTTGACACCTTTAATAATCCGGTTGAAGTTCATGCTATGCAACTATATCATAAACTGCGTGAAGTATACGATAATGTAATGGAAGAATGGTATAACGAATGGAAAGAAATTGAGTCTAAAAGATGACAAAAGGCGCAATACTTTTTGCTTTTAATTCTCCCAAATTTAACTATTATAAAATGGCTGTTGCCACAGCCAAAAGAATTAATCATTTTTTAAATTTACCAGTTACTGTAGTTACAGATGAAACTTCTATAGATTCAGATTCTCAATATAAATTTGATAAAACAATAATTATAAGTCCAGACAAAGATAATATTAGAGAACATAGTGTTTGGATAAACAAGGGGAGATATCAAGCATACGAACATAGCCCATATGATGAAACCTTATTAATGGATACTGATTATATGGTCAATTCAAATAAAACTCTTGATATTTTTAAATATTATGATGATTTTTGCTGTCACGACACAACTAGTTATTTGATGCAGCCAGGATTGCCACAAGAAGTACTTAGTGCTTATAGTTTTCAAACCATGTGGGCTACTGTTGTCGCTTTTAAAAAATCAAAAAGAGCAAAGCAAATATTTGAATGTTTAGAAATGGTGCAAAAAAATTATGACCATTATTGTAATATTCATAGTTTTGTCGGTGGCGTCTATCGAAACGATTACGCACTTACACTAGCACTAAGAATAGTAAATGGACATATTGATGTTAAGCGTGATATTATACCATGGAACTTAGTTCACGTTGGAAAAAATACATCCATCTATCGTAACAATGATGACGAATTTAATTCTGAATACACTGTAATGTTTGACCATTGGCAGCGTGGTAAAATTCGTAAAGAATACATTACAATTAAAGATATGGATTTTCATGTAATGAATAAAGAAAACTTTATGGAGTTAATAAAATGAATCGTGGATTTATTATATTGGCTCAAAACACTGAAAAAGTAAACTATGTAAAGTGTGCTGAAGTATTAGCCAAAAGTATTAAACGAGCCATGCCAGATGAATCTATAACTTTAATTAGTAATGATGTCAGTATGTGCAATGCTTTTGACAATGTAGTAGAATTGCCATATGGTGATTTGGCTCCTGATAGTGACTGGAAACTTATTAACGATTGGCAAGTATATGAAGCAAGTCCCTATGAATACACAATAAAACTTGAAGCAGATATGTTTATTCCATATTCAATATCACATTGGTGGGAAGTTTTGTCTCAGAGAGATGTTGTTATTTGTGATACAATACGAAATTTTAAAGGGGATATCAGTGGTTCAAGAGTTTATAGAAAATTTATAGATGATAATAAATTACCTAACTGTTATAATGCCATAACCTATTTTAAAAAATCACAAACAGCAGAAGATTTTTTTAAAATTGTTAAAGATGTTTTTGAAAACTGGGAAGAATACAAAGGTATAGTGAAATGCAATGCTGATGAAGTTGCTACAACTGATTGGGCATACGCAATTGCATGCCATATTATGGGTATAGAAAACACTATGCTGCCGGGATATATATCAATGACCCACATGAAACAATTTGTCAATGAAACCCCAAGTGAAGATTGGACTTCTACTTTATTGTTTGAGTGTTTATCGGATAAATTGCGTGTGAATACATATACGCAGATGTATCCATTTCATTATCATGTGAAGTCTTTTGCTGATATACTTATGGAAAAATACAAATGAATGATGTTATTATTCAAGATGGCGTGCTTATTTGGGAGCCGCCTCCTATCGTTAAGCCGGAGTTTCGTCTTTATTACGATGACAAAGGTAATGTATTATTTTATACTTGCGAAAAGCCTGAAGGCAAATATCTAGTTGTAGATGCAGCCACTTTTGCCGCAGGTAGACCTGATATAAAAATTATTAATGGAAAAATTTCAACTGCAAATCCTGGTTCTATTGTTTCAAAATTAATAGAAGCAGATGAGGGAATAGATTGTGCTTTTGAAGATGTAAGTATTCTTGTAGATGAGTCTTACACAGAAACAAAACTTAAATGGAAGTTAGTGACATATGAATTATGATGATATTATTGATGTAGCAGATTTAGACTGCATTTATCTAAGTTACGATGAGCCGCAGAAAGAAGAATTTTGGCTCAAAGTAAAGAACATGGTGCCTTGGGCAAAGCGTGTTGATGGAGTAAAAGGCAGCGACGCCGCACACAAAGCCGCTGCAGAGGCGAGTGATACTGAACGCTTTATTTTAATTGACGGTGATAATATGCCTGAAGAAAAGTTTTTTGATATACAACTTGACTTTAGAGAAGTTGATCCTATCTTTAAAAAAGCACAATATCGTTGGAAAGCAATTAACAACATTAATGGCTTGCGTTACGGCAATGGTGGTATGAGTTCATGGACTAAAGAATATGTTATGAACATGAAAACACATGAACATAGCGACGGCGATAATAAAACTACTGTTGATTTTTGTTTGGATAGTAGCGATAACATTTATTGGGCTATGTGGGATTGTTATTCTACGACATATCCCAACTATACTCCATTTCAAGCATGGCGTGCTGGCTTTCGTGAGGGAGTTAAGATGTGCTTGAATCGAGGTATGAAACCAGAACTTGCCGAATTTAAAGAAACAGTAGCAAGCAGAAATTTAAACAATTTAACGATATGGCACAATGTCGGTTTAGATGTAGAAAACGGTGATTGGGCTATCATGGGTGCACGGTTAGGTACATATATGACTATGCTTACCGATTGGGATCCTAAAGAAGTGCAATGGTTTGATAATTTAAAAGAACTATGGGAAAAGTATAAAGACAATACACCTATGACCGTTGCTGAAATGCTTGGTAAAGAATTGATATTAAAAGTTGGTTTACCTATCTGCACACTCAACGAAGATCAAAGTAAGTTTTTCAAACGACACTTGAATGCAGACAAACACAATCGTGGTCCTCTTGTTCGTGAAATGGATGTGATTCGTGAAATCGAAGGCTGGTAATGTCAGGAGAGTATGACCAATTTGCTAGAGACATGCGTGACCGCTTAAATGCGGTCAGTCCATCTCTATGTCTTGCTAAATGGCAACAGGTGAGTTTGCATCTGCCGCAAGGACTAACACAGAGTTGTTATCATCCTCCTACACACAAAATACCTGTTGAATTGTTAAAAACACAGGCCAGTGCGTTACATAATACACCTCAAAAGAAACAAGAACGCAAGATGATGCTTGAGGGTAAACGCCCTGAAGGCTGTAGTTATTGTTGGAAAGTAGAAGATGCAGAAAGTGATGACCCCAAAGGTCATATGAGTGATAGGCATTATCGTAGTAGTGAGTGGTGGAATGCACCAACATTTGAAGAAGTTACAAGTAATACCTTTGATTATGATGTAACACCTAGATATGTAGAGGTTAATTTCAATCAAGCATGTAATTTTAAATGCATGTACTGTAGCCCACACTTATCTACGTCTTGGGAAGAAGAAGTTAAGAAACACGGTGGTTATAAACTAGCCAATATGGTGCATAATGATTTAACTGCACTAGACAAAAAAGGCTTGATGCCACTTAAGGTAGCACAGAAAGAGAACCCTTATGTAGATGCATTTTGGGAATGGTGGCCTAATATCTATCGTAAGTTACGGGTGTTTCGTATGACAGGTGGTGAACCATTAATGGATAAAAACACCTTCAGAGTATTAGACTATGTTAATGAAAACCCACATGGACAACTTGAATTAAGTATCACAAGTAACATGTGTCCGCCAGATCAAAAGTTATTTGATAAATTTTTAGACAAAGTAAAAGCAATCGAAGAACTACGAACATACGAAGATAAAGAAAACTTTAATGAGTTCAGTGGCAATCATTGGTATGTAGATAAAGGTTTCAAACATTTTTGGTTGTTTGTAAGTTTGGATGGGTATGGTAAACAAGCAGAATATATGCGTACCGGGTTAGAGTTTGAACGAATGCTTAATAATGTACGTACCTTTTTGCGTGAGACAAAATACAGTACAGTTAGTTTCATTAATACCTTTAACATTTTAAGTATTCCAAGTTTACATAAGTTTTTAGAAATGATATTGGAACTTAGAAAAGAATTTGGTGGCAGAAGTCAAGTTGAGTTTGAGATTGCCCCCGAGCAAACTGAAATAGAAAAAGAAAATAATATTGTCCATAAAGTATACAAGCAAAAGAAATTTCAGCGGGTATTCTTTGACATTCCAATATTGCGTTATCCCCCCTGGTTTAGCATTCAAAACAGTGGACAATATGGCATTGATGAAGTAGAACGATGTCTAAAATACATGGAAGAAAATGTACAGGGTGATGATTATTTAGAAACATTTGAAGGTTTTAAACCATACGAAATACTAAAAATCAAACGAGATTTGGCTATAATGAAGGAATCTCTACCATCAGAGCAATTGCAACTAAATAAAAACAACTTCTACATGTTCATTAGTGAATATGATAGACGCAGGCAAACAAATTTCTTAGAAACCTTTCCAGAACTAAAAAGTTACTGGAGAGAATGCATAAAAGCACATACCAAACATTGAGGAAGATATGAAAAGACACGAAGAAAGTTTTCACGAATATAAGGTCAGACTAATTGACAAGATTAGTGATAGTTTTTGCGCCGCTAAATGGTTGAACGCAACTATTTGGTTAGGCAACGGGCAGACAACTAGTTGTCACCACCCATTGGGGCATCAAATTGATGCAGGTGAATTAATTAATAATCCAAGTGCTATTCATAATAGTCAACATAAGAAGTACATGCGTAAACTTATGCAGGAAGGCAAGCGTCCGCAAGAATGTGAATACTGCTGGAAGATTGAAGATTTGGGTCGTGGATCAATAAGTGACCGAGTATACAAAACTGCGGTGTTTGATGAAAAGCATATTATTGAGGCTGCACAAAGTGATTGGCAAACTAATACAATGTTAAAAACATTAGAAATTAGTTTTGACCGTACTTGTAATTTTGCATGTAGTTATTGCAATCCTAGTTTTAGTACAACATGGGTAAAAGATATTCACAAGTTTGGTCCATATCGTAACATCAATGGTGATGCAAGAAGTCACTTCATTAATGAAGCCGATCATGCTAAACCTATGCCTGACGATATCAATCCATATAGTCAGGCGTTTTGGAAGTGGTGGGAAATGCCAAACGGTCTTGCTGATAACCTAGAAGAAATTCGTATTACAGGTGGCGAGCCATTAATGGCTGCCGGTGTATGGAAACTCTTTGAATGGTTCCGCGACAACCAAGAGCGTGTTAAGAATAGACCTGACGGCAAAGTTATGCGCTATGCTATTAACAGTAATCTTGTGCCTAAAGATGAAATTATGGACAGACTTATTGAATTAAGTCATTATGTTCCCTGGCTTGAAGTATATACAAGTTGTGAGAGTTTCGGTCCACATGCTGAATATATTCGTGATGGTTTCAACTGGAACAAGTGGATACATAATCTACAAAGATTGCATACTGAAGGCAATATCAAAAAGACACATATGATGATGACTATCAATAGTTTGTGTCTTGCGAGCATTGTTCAGTTTATGGATCAAATGATGGAGTTCAAACGCATTTACGATACTTGCTACCCAACAATGAGTTTGAATATCTTGCGTTTCCCTAGTTTCCAAAGTTGCGCTATGCTTCCAATGGAGATTCGTCAAAAGTATAGCAACGAATTGCAAGCATGGTTAAATAAACAAATTGAAGCAGATTATCGTACTAGAGACGGTAAGCAAATGCTTATGAGTATTGAACGTGAGCAAACACAACGATTGATTGATTATCTTGACGTTATCAAAACACCACATAAGAATGTTAAGGATCCTGAGCAGAACAAGCGTGATTTTAAGCAATTCTATCATCAGTATGATGTACGCCGCGGTAAGAATTTCCGTGCTACATTCCCTCCCGAATTTGTTCAATGGTATGATAGTATTGAAACAGAACTCCCATTACAAGAAGAAATACTTACAGGACAATATCGTGATGGCGTAAATCATATTCCTGATCATCCACCAGAAGATCCAAGTAAGGATGTGTTCGTCAATCCAGACTTACAATGACAAAAATTATACCATTATGGGGCGATAATGCAAAGCCCCATCCTGATAGCAAAAACAAGGTGTTCTGTATGGCACCTTGGACTCATACCTATATCAGCCCACAAAGTGAACGCAGAATGTGTTGTGCGTCACGGGAAGAGCATAGTTTTCAAAAACAATATATTGATTCAACAAACGATGAAAAGTATGGCGAAGTAAAAGAATCTAAAACTTCATTAGATGCATATAAACCTGTTTCACTAAAAGAACATTGGAACAGTCCATATATGCGTGACATTCGTGTTAAGTTAATGCGCGGAGAAGCCATACCACAATGTGATGTATGTAACAACAATCTATTGATGGAAGGTGAAAGTTATCGAGGTTGGTTTACCGGTACATTGTTTAAGCATAAGATACAAGAAGCATTTGATAAAACTGACGAAACTGGTTACACAACAATGGAGCCAATTAGTTTTGATTATCGTTTTAGTAATCTATGTAATTTCAAGTGTCGTATGTGTGGTGAACAATTAAGTTCAACATGGGAAACAGAAAAGAAAGTTCACAACATGTGGACTCCGAAGAATCAACCTTTTATGGTTCCTGAAATCAAGTCAGCAATGCAAGACTTTCAACAGACTGTAGTTGAACCAGAATTCCGTGATGCAGTAAGTCGCGGCATTGTAGAAGAAATGTATTGGGTGGGCGGCGAACCATTGATGTATGATGTGCATTGGTGGACATTAGAAGAAATGTTACGTAATGGCAGTAATAAGAATTGCTATATGCGCTACAACAGTAATCTAAGCCGCGTTCAGTTTGGTGACAAAAACTTATATGATTATCTACCCAAATATAAAGACTGGATGATGTGTGCTAGTATCGATGGCACCGGCGAGATTGTAGAGTACATTCGCACAGGTATTAAATGGGATAAATGGTTAGATAACTTCAAGCAGGGCCTAGCACTACCGGGCGGCAAAGATAAAATGAAACTAGACTTGACTATTACCGCACCTGGTATGTTCAGTTTAAAAGACTTGTTTGATTTGAGTATTGAATTAGATGTTGAAATCATTACAAAGATTACCTTTGCATTTCATCCTGATATTATGTGGAGTCCAACTAGTTGGCCACGTGAAATACTAAATGAAATGTGTGATGATATCATTGCATATTGTCAGCCAAGAGCAACATGGAAGCAACGTCAATTAATTGCTAACTTAGAAGCATTGAAGAATAGTCGTAAAACACATGAAGAAGAATGGCCTGACACCTATAAGACTGCTAGACTAAATGGTAAACGATGGGTAGAACATTTAGAAAAGATTCGTGGGGATGAAAAGGTTACTATGCGTAGTATATACTCTACAAATTCAAAACTACTAGAATGGTGGGATAGCATAGGATGAGTAAAACACTCTGTGTATTGCCGTGGATGCATCTTGCCACACACCCAAACGGCGGTGCTAGTCTTTGCTGCCGAAGTAATCATACTGATGCCATAAGTTGGGCTAAAAAAACAGGATCACAAAGTCTTGTTTCATTAGATAATGATAACATATCTGACATTATGAATAGTGAAAAGTTCATAGAGGTCAGACAAAAAATGCTTAATGGAGAAAGACCAATTGAGTGTGAAGGTTGCTGGAGTGATGAAGATAAGGGTATTAAAAGTAAAAGACAATATGAAAATGAGCGTTGGGCACACATTATCCCCAAACTTGAACAAAAAGCAAAACTTGATGATATTAATTTAATTTACATAGAATTACGTTTGGGTAATGTGTGCAACAATGCCTGCTTAACTTGTAACAGTTATAGTTCAAGTAAATGGTATCCCGATGAAAAGAAAATATCACAAGACTTAAGTTGGTTTAAACTACGTCCATTGGAAAATTTCAAATGGTTTGAAAAAGATGAATTTTATTTTGACCTAGCACACAAATCAAAATTTGTTGAAGAAATTTATATTAACGGTGGCGAACCTACACTTATAAAACAACACTTTGAATATTTAAAATATCTTATTAACTTAAACGTTGCAGAAAATGTACATCTTGTGTATAGTCTAAACATGATGGATATACCAGACCAACTAATTAAATTATGGGAACCGTTTAAGAAAGTTACAGTTAATGCTAGTATTGATGATGTCGGGTTGCGAAACTATTATATTAGATATCCGACGCAATGGGATCAAACTGTTAGTAGTATTAATAAACTTAATCAATTATCAAATGTTGACTGGCACGTAACGCAAACGGTAAGCATGTTAAACATACATAATTTAACAGAATTAAGTGATTGGTTACAATCAAACTATAGCAAAACACCATATCATAATTATGTGCTTTATCCTGATTATTTAAGTTTGGCAACTTTACCTGACTTTTATAAAGAAGAATTAAGAAATCACTACAGTAATAAACTTCCCGAATATCAAAGAAATGATTTGTTTGCTAAGTTGCATGTCAGTTATGAACCTCAATTACTGACTAAAGCAAAAGAGTTTATAACAGCAGTTGATAAAGCAAGAAACTTAAATTACAAAGACTATATTCCTGAACTAAGTAACTTTATATGAATACAATACCAATCACCCCTATTCCAAATGAAATAAGTCATTCATTTTGCGCCGCAAAATGGTTAATGGTTACCATGCATTTCGGCATGGGAGAAAATCACAGTTGTTATCACCCGCCCATTCATCGTTGGGATTTAGAGCAAGTTAAAAGTACGCCCAGTACATTACACAATACAGGTCATAAATTAGACCAACGCAGACAAATGTTGTCAGGGCAACAACCCAATGAATGCTATTACTGCTTTAATATGGAGGCTATCAATCCTAATGCTATAAGTGATAGAAAACGATTTACTAATGAACCATGGGCTATTGAACGCAGAGCCGAAATATTAAATAATCCATACGAAAAGCATATTAACCCGTCTTACCTTGAGTTAAGTTTTGCAAATACCTGCAATTTTGCATGTAGTTATTGTAGTCCGGGACAAAGTAGCCGCTGGGAACATGAAGTTAGAAAATATGGAAGTTATCCCGTAGAAGATCCAACTGTGCATAAAGATAAAATGCATGATATGATTCCCGAAGATGATAATCCATACATTGATGCTTTTTGGAAATGGTTACCCGATGCATATAAAGATTTAAGATATTTAAGAATCACAGGCGGTGAACCGCTTGCAACTAGAAACTTTATGAAGTTACTTGATTATGTTGCTGAAAACCATAATCCTAACTTAACACTAGTTGTTAATACCAACCTATGTGTACCTGAAAAGAACTTAAATATGTTCTTTGAAAAAGCGACAGCATTATTAAATGCAAAAACGATTAAAGGACTAGAAGTCTATACTAGTATGGATACTTGGGGACCTCAAGCAGAATATATTAGAGACGGATTAGATATTGAAACATGGGAACAAACTGTACGAAAAGTAAGCACGATGTTTAAAGTTCCTATTCGTATTATGGTAACTTTTGGATTGATGAGTATTTTTAATTTTCAATTGTTCTTAGAAAAAGTTGTAGAACTTAGAGCAGATGGTGTAGATATTATGTTCAACTGCGCTAGATTAACTGATCCTAAACAATTTGATTTAAGAATATTACCTGATTACTGTGATAATTATTTTGAAAGAACGAATAGAATCATTCAAATGTATGGTAATCAATTAACTAGTGTCGAACATGAGACATGGCAAATGGTATATGATTACTGGAAAGCCAGAAAAACCACCATGACTGACGAAGAAAGACGCTGGAGAAAAAATCAATTTTTAATATTTGTACATGAGTATGACCAAAGAAGAAACAAAAACTTTAGTCAGACTTTCCCTGAATTAAACTTATGGTTGACACATGATTGATAAAGACATAGATAATTTTCCAGAACATTTTTGTAGTGTTCCATGGCTTCAAATTCATACTGAACCTGATGGTAAGGTTATGCCTTGTTGTTACTATAGCCATCATAGTAGCCACAAATTAGGTAATTGGAATGATGAAAAAATAAGCGACATATTTCATAGTGAAAAATGGAATAAACTACGCTATGATTTTTTGAATGGCAAAAAGCCTACGGCATGCCACCGTTGTTGGTCTGAAGAAGATATGAACGGTATTAGTATGCGCCAACGATTCAATGACCGGTATAGAAATTTCCCCGATCATACTGGACAAAATGGTTATGACAAATACAAAGATATTGTAAAACATACTAATGAAGATGGTTCTGTTGAGGATATAAAGATATCCACAATTGATTTAATTTTCAATAACTTATGCAACATGAAATGCAGAACGTGTGGACCGGGTCTAAGTACAAGTTGGATACAAGATGAAATTAAATTAGGTCGTGCTACTAATAAACCCGTGACATTACTTACTAATGAAACAGTCACACATATGAAGGATGATTTAGTAGAGTTAGTTAACATGGTAGATCCATATACGGAAATACACTTTAGTGGTGGCGAACCTATGATGCAAGAAGATCACTATGCTTTCTTGCAGTTATTGATTGATATGAATAAAACCACAGTTAAAATTAGATATAATACTAATTTAACATCATACACTTTAAAAGATTATCATGCATTTGAAATGCTGAAAAACTTTCATAATGTCTTTATGGTTGGCAGTATTGATGCCATTGGTGCAAAAGGCGAATATATCAGAAAAGGTTTTGAGTGGGAAAAGGCTCTAGACTGGATCAAAACTTGTAAAGAATATTTACCTAATGCTGACTATGGTGTAAGTGCCGTATATAGTTTATTAAATGCAAGCGAGTCTGTAGATTTACATAGGTACATGTGTGATAGCGAATTGTTCAAACGAGGGAATGGTACAAACTTTGGATTTTATTTGAACACACTGCATGATCCTGTTTGGTTGAGAACAACAGCATTGCCACCGGACATTAAAGAAGAAGTTACAGAAAAAATACAGAAACATATGGCTTGGCTCGAAGAAACACAAGAGCATGATTTTCATTATGATATCTATATGGAGCACTGGCAAAATGCTATAAATATGATGAACAGTAAAGATGAGACTAACCTTATCCCTGTATTTTATAGAGAAACCAAATTGTTAGATAGTATACGAAATGAAACATTTGAAGAAGTGTTTCCAGAATTGCATGAAAAACTAAAACCATATGACAACGCAGAATGAGTTTAATCCTCTTGAGATGGCTAAAAAAAGCAAGACATTTTGTATATTTCCATGGATACATCAATATGTCGGTCCACCGGGCGATGTAAAACCTTGTTGCGTTTATAATGGTGTTAATGAAATTGGTAATCTCAAAAAAAACACACTAAAAGAAATATGGAATAATGAAAAGACACGCAAGATGCGCCTACAGTTTCTCAACGGGGAACAGCATCAAAACTGCGGAATATGTAATAATCGTGCTGAAATAGGTGATGCATTTTATAATGCATACAACGAAGAATTTTTTAACAACAATCAAGATATACAAGATATTGTAGCAAATACTAAACCAGATGGTACAGTTGAAGAACATAAATTATTTTATATAGATGTTCGTTACAACAATCTTTGTAATTTAAAATGTCGTAGTTGTGCCCCTCATTTTAGTACTAGTTGGATACTGGATCATAGAAAACTATACAATCGAACTGAGAGGAGTGAAATTGATGATGGCTTTCAATATCCCGGTAAGACCGAAGAACAAGCACTAGAAGAAATATTACCACATTTATCTACTGCAAAAATAATTTATTTTGCAGGTGGTGAACCACTGATGCAAAAAGAGCATTATGAAGTTCTAAATCAACTCATTACACTAGAAAATTTTGATGTACAGATAAGGTATAATACTAATTTTAGTAATTTTCAATTGAAAAATTATCCCAATGTTATTGAATATTGGAAAGAATTCAAGAATGTGAGTGTCAATGCTAGTTTAGACGGTAATCATAAAAAGGCTGAATACTGGCGTAGCGGTACTGATTGGAACACAGTTGTAGAAAATAGAAAACTAATGATGCGTGAATGTCCGCATGTCAAGTTTAATATATCATTTACATTGAGTTGGCCTAATGCATTTAATTTAATAGAATTTCACAGAGAATGGGTAGAGTTAGGATTGATAGAGCCAGATAACATTATGATTAATCCGTTAGACACACCTCCCTATTATTGCTTAAAAAATATACCTGACTGGAAAAAGCGTGAAATTGAAGAAGCATTCTTAAAACAAATAGAGTGGTTGAAAACTTATGGGATATATCATAACACGGTAAGTAGATATGAAAATGCTATAAAGTTTATGTATTCAGATGCAGGAGCATCACCGCTTACACATACTTTAAAGTTTTTTAGCAAAATAACTAAAAAACTAGACAGTATAAGAAATGAAAGTTTTTTTGAAGTATTTCCAGAACACAAAAATATGGAATATTATTTAATACAAAATAAACTAGATGATGAGTTTAATTATTAATGGATGAAAAGAAACTATTTAAAATTCGTGATGAGACAAGTAAAACTTTTTGTCTTGCAAAGTTTCATGAGGCAAGTATCTGGGTTTACTCAGGTAAGATTGCCAGTTGCCATTATACGCCCTTCATTCAAGTAGGCAATACAGTAGACACCTTTTATAACCCTGCAGAAAAGCGTGAACAACAAAAACGAATGCTAGCAGGTGAACAGCCACCTGCATGTGATAGTTGCTGGCGTTATGAAAACTTAGGCTTGCGTAGTGATAGAACACGCAAGAGTTTAAGTTTTAAAGACCATTTAAGTGCCGAAGATTATAAGAATCCAAATTATGTATTCAAACCTAAAGCATTAGAGTTAGCATTTCAGAATACATGTAACCTAGCATGTAGTTATTGCAGCCCACAATTCAGCACAAGTTGGATGAATGATATCAGAGTCAACGGCGTGTATAAAGGTATCATCACTGATGACCGCAGACACTATCAGAAAGATATGGATGAGATCAATGAAATGATTGACCCTCCTGATATGAATTTATTCTGGGAGTGGTTTACTAGTATTGCTGATAGTTTAGAATCTATCCGTGTATCAGGTGGCGAACCATTAATGCATGAGGAAGTGTTTCGTGTGTTTGAAATGATGACAGAGATGAACCCAAATATTGAGTGTGTTATACATAGCAACCTCTGTCAAAAACCCACAGTCATGGATAGATTTTTTGATAAGATTAGGGGATTAACTAATCTACGCATGAATATTAGCAATGAAAGCGCGGGCGAGACTGCCGAATTTATTCGTGAGGGTATGGTCTATAATGAATGGTTAGACAATATAGAACGATTAGGTAACAGTACAGTAAAAGAGTTTAGTATCAGTACTACAGTAAGTGCAATCGCATTACAATCATTAGATCAAATGTACCATGATATTATCAATATTCGTAAGCGCACTAAAGTTAAGCCATATATCTCTATCAATATGGTTGATAAGCCAGATTTTCAAGGTTTTGCTTGCTTGACTAGAAGTGAGCGTGATTTTTATATTAATAAGTATACCAAGTTCTTTGCATTAATAAATGATGATTTATTACCTGTAGAGCATGAACATTGCAATAGATTAATTAAGTTTTTAGATGAAGGTTTTGTTAAAGATAATCAATTACAATTAAGAAATGACAGCGATGTATTTTTTGAACAGTACACGACACGCAGAAACAAACCAGACAACTTAGCAAAATATATAGGATTACGATAATGGACAAAATGTATGATATACCACAAATAGGAAGATTGCATATTGAATTAAGTTCGAGGTGTAATGCTAGTTGTCCTGCATGTAGTAGAAATTTAGCGGGTGGCCCTGTTGCACCTGAATTAGAATTGACTGAACTATACTTAGATGATATTAAGGCAATGTTTCCCGAAGAAATACTAAAGAATGTTATAGGTATTAATTTTTGCGGAAACTTAGGTGATGCCGGAACTGCTAGAGATTTACTCCCTATACTAGAATATTTTAAACAAAGTACAAAACAAAAACACTATGCGTTTCAAGTAAGAACGAATGGTGGAATGCGTAGCCCTCGTCATTGGGCTGAACTAGGTAAATTTTTTGCATCCATGCCCGAGCCTAAAGATAGACATGTCTTTAGCATGAGTGGTGTGGTGTTTAGTGTAGATGGATTAGAAGATACAAATCACATCTATCGTAGAGGTGTTAAGTGGGAAAAATTATATGCTAACATGAAAGCATACAGTGAAAACGGCGGACATGGCAGGGGCATATGGGAATGGTTAATTTTTGAACATAACCAACACCAAGTTGAAGAGGCTAGAAAATTAGCAGATGAGTTAGGGTTTGTTTTCTTAGTTAAGAATCCAATGGGATTCGGGGAATACGACGGTGTAATGAAAGGCTTAAGTGTTTATGACAAAGAAGGTAATTTTGAATATTCAATATGGCCAGCAAATCACGAAGGACCAAAAGTTAATCCTGACGTAGGTCATAAGGTTGATTTTACATATAGGCATTCGTCAATACCCACACTAACTGATTTCAGCAAAGACTTAGCAAAAAGGTCTGATATAAATTGCAAGTCAATAGAAAGAGGATATCAAGAAATATATGTTTCAGCAACAGGACATTTACTGCCTTGCTGTTTCTTAGGTGGAATATTTGGACAGTTTACTACTTCTTATTCTCGTTGGCAATTTAATCAAAAAATGCAGGGAGTTGGATTAGATAAATTTGATTTGCGTCAAAATAGTATGATAGACATATTGACCGGTCCATATTTTGGTAAGTTTTTCTTAGATGGATGGAAAGCAGATACTGTAGAAAATGGTAAGTTACTTTATTGTGTTGAAACTTGTGGAGAAATTTCTGCTATCGATAAGTTATATACACGAAGCGGGAAGATAATTCCTATTAAAACATAATATATTGTGAGTTATGAAAAAAAGAAAAATTTTAGTTTTAGGGGATAGTTTTACATATGGTCACGGATGTGAAGATAGAATTTATCATTGGGATAAAGAAAAGAAAGAAATGGTTGGTTGGTTCTTTGAATTTCCCAGAGATCCTCCCAGCAAACATTGTTGGGCATCATTATTACAAAATGAATTAACTGATTATGAAGTTGTTAACATTGCAAGACCCGGCAATTCAAATCAACACATGTTTGGACAACTTGTAGATTATTTTTATAATTTTAAAAAAGAAATTGATTTAGTTGTATACTCATCATCTTTTGTAGATAGGATTGAAGCCGCATCAATGGGTGACCCTGAAAGACCCGATCCTTGGCCAATAAATCATACAAATGCACCCGGGGTAGAATTTAGTGAATACACAGAAGCAAAAAATGCTTATATAAAATATCTATATAACGGTGCAATCGGTCTACATCAATCCATGTCTGCAATTTATGGAGCGCACTCGTATACAGTAACTAATGGTATAAAATTTTTATGGTGTCCGCCACCAACTTTACCATTTGATATTATCGATAGATTTACAAGTATTAGAGAGTGTAGAATGAATCATATACATGGTTATGATTTTTCTCAAACAAGAAAAAGGGAGTTTAATGTCAGTTGTCATAGCCCTGACGCTCATGTAAATGAGAAAGGTCATAAATTATATTATGTGACCTTAGCAGGACCTAGAATTAAAAAAGTATTAAGTGAATAACGGAGAAGCAATATGTTAACCTGGATTAAAAAAATAATCTATAAAATTAAATCTGAAATCAGATACCGCAAACGATTGAAAGAAATTAAAAAGCGTGATCCATTCATTTATAAATGAACAAAGAATTTGCACAATTTAATTTATTAGATTCTAAGAGTATAGACGATGTTCGTAGGTATACGACTGCCAGCGCCAATTTGTCAAATTTACCTAGAAATGAAATAACATACATTGATTATTTTACAACTAACGAAATAAAATATGCAGACCAATGGCACGATAAACATTTTCAATATGAAATACACGATACAGGATTCAGATTTACAGAACTACCAAAAGAAGTAGACATAGCAGTGTTTGGTTGTAGTTTTACTTTTGGTATAGGTCTCCCTAAAGAATTACTATGGCATAGTCTATTAGCAGATAAGTTAAAAACATCATGTATAAATTTTGGTTTGCCCGGTTCAAGTATATTAACTGCTAGTGATTTATTTTTGATAGTATCAAACCATATAAAAATCAATAAAGCAATATTTTTATTACCCAGTCATAACAGGTTGCAAATTGCTAAACAACATCCAACTGTTGATGAGGTAAATTACATTTCTATAATTGCTACACATAATTCAAGTATGTGCCAGTTTTATGATATAAATGATGAAGGTATTTTTAGAGTTTTGCCCGAAGATGAATTATTAAAACAATGCAGAAATTCAATATATATTGCGGATTATATAGCCAAAACACGAAATATACAAACTTACTATTCATCTTGGGACGCAGTAACATATGAATTTCTGCAAAACATGAACTTAAATGGAACAATTTTGCCTAATTGGGCTAGTGAAAGTGGCGAACAAGCAGAAAGAGATTTGGCAAGAGATAGGATGCATCCTGGACCAGAACATCATATAATGTTTTCTAACAAAATTTGTGAGTATATAAAATGAATTATATTGGATTAAGTAATGGGTTTCACGATGCCGGTGTTAGTGTTGTGTCTAACACAGGTGAAATATTATTTGCCAGTCATAGTGAAAGATACAGCAAGCATAAGCATGATAAGAATTTGTGTCATGGCATTGTTAATGATGCACTCAAACATATTATTGGTGATTATGAATTACATTATTATGAGCGTCCACTATTAAAAGTATTGAGGCAAATACGATCAGGTGAGAAACCTAGATTTAGAAATCTATTTGATGGGCATTTGTTAGAGCATGATATTCATGGAATGCTTAGAGAGAAAAAAGTTTATAAGCATAGTCATCATCTAAGCCACGCCGCCGCAAGTTTTCAAACAAGTCCCTTTCGTCAAGCAACAGTTGTAATTATTGATGCTATAGGAGAATTTGATACAGTCACTATATGGAATGCTGGATATGACCATCATGGTATAGCACAATATAAAAAAATATATAGTAAACAATATCCAAATAGTTTGGGATTATTTTATAGTGCAATGACACATAAAGTAGGATTGCATCCAATGGATGAAGAATATATTTTAATGGGCATGGCAGCATATGGTAAACCCATTCACTCTGATGAGATGCATAATCTATTGATAGAAGACCAACGTCATTTAACTTTTAAGCAAAATTTACATATTGGTGTTGGCGATGATTTTTTACCAAATGCCGATCCAATGGACATTGCAAGTTCGGCACAAGTTGTACTAGAAGATTTACTTAAAGAAATATTTGCCAAAGCAAGAATGTTAGGAAATAGTAGCAACATTGTCTATGGTGGCGGAGTCGCACTTAATTGTCTTGCTAATAGAATGTTAGGTGATTATTTTCAACATATATGGATTATGCCTAACCCCGGCGACTGTGGTAGTAGTTTAGGTGCAGCAGCATTGGGGTATGGTAAAAAACTTCAATGGAAAGATGCGTTTCTTGGACACAATATAGATGGTCCTTATCCAGTAAATCGTATACTTGATGTATTACAAACTGAAAAAATAGTAGGTGTAGCAAGTGGTCGTGCTGAGTTTGGTCCCAGAGCGTTAGGCAACCGTAGTTTATTGGCTGATCCTAGAGGCAACGAAATAAAGGATAAAGTAAATGAAATTAAACGCAGACAGAAGTTTAGACCTTTTGCTCCTATCATATTAGAAGAACATGTACACAAATATTTTGACATGCCAAAAGGTTGGAATAATAGTAGATATATGCAAGTGATTGCAAAATGTAATAAACCTAATTTGTTTCCTGCTATTGTTCATCATGACGGCACTAGCCGTGTTCAAACTGTACCGAAAGATGGAAGTGGAATAAGAGAACTTTTAGAAAAATGGTATGTGTTGACAGAATGCCCGATGCTATTAAATACGTCATTAAACATACGCGGTGAACCTATGGTTAATGATAGGTTCGATGCAGATCGTTTTGAAAAACTTTATAACGTCAAAGTATTGAGTTAATGTCTAATATTTACATAACTGGAGACAGTTTTTGTTTTTGGCGTGAAAATCCTGCATATCACTGGCCCTTAATACTTGCCAATAAATTAAATTTGACTCTTACTGGTCAGGGATATCCTGCTAAATCATGGTGGTACGCAAGACAAAATTTATATGAGTATAAGAAAAGCATTGACTTTAATCGTACAGAACTTTTTATCTTTTGTCACACAGAACCATTAAGAATTTTAAGTACAAAAATTACTTCATGTTTCCCCGAAGATATCCCTGATGAATTTCATGCGAACGAGGTTTATTATAAACATATATATGATGAGGATTTTCATAAATGGGCTATGACAAAATATTTTCATGAATTAAATGATATGCTAGCCAATAGAAAGGTAATACATTTATTTTGCTTCAAAGAATCATTAAAATTAGGTTTCAATATTTGTAATGGGTATAAAAATGTTGTTGATTTAAAATCGTTAATGAATAAAGATATAAACACCGAACAGTCTTACAATCATTTTTTACCGGAATCTAATGTTCAATTGGCTGATTTTTTATTTGACCTGTATGTTACTCAAATCAAAAACAACATACCTCAAACAAAAAATTTTAATATTGCCTTGGATTAATAAGTAGATACATGCTACGAGATGTATTTTATTATGGTGAAAAACCCAATGTTCATCCAAGAGAAAGAAAAGTAGACAACTTGCAAGAGGCTCGCCGCCTCGCAACTACTGAGCACTTTTGGATAATCAACGAACATTGCGATTATAGAGATTTTGATTGGGATTGGGACTTCGATTTCCTGCCCGACGAAGATGTATGGGCTGAAGACCATAACAATGTATGGCCTAGCACGTATCAAAAAGATAGCGGTACGTGGCTATGCTCTAAAAATGATAGTGAAGTTATGATTTATAGGGCCGATGTTGACCCTATTCCCATGAAAGATGAAGTTAACAGTTGTTGGGAAATTGTAGAATATATTGAAAAAGATAAGTTTGATTTCAAGTGGCATCCTGATCCCGGTGATCCACCCTACATATATGTGTTTGGCAATGAGTGGTACTCTGGTACAATTATGCCTACTGTATTATATAAAGTGCCCGGTGCAACAGATAAAAAATATGTAAACGATATTATAGCACATTTGTTGCCGATGCCAATGTTGTTCAAGCATATACATGAAGTTATAGGTTTCGACTATAGTTGGAGACCTGATCCAACTGATCCACCCTATATATATGTTTTCGGTAACAATCAATATCCGGCAAGCATTATGCCAACACTTGAGTATCATGTGCCTGGGGCAACCGAACGCAAATATATAGACAGTTTTACTCCTAGTTTGGCTGCAAGACCGCAAGATTTTGAAATACTTGACAATGTTGATCCTTTGAGTTTTGATTTTAGTTGGGTACCTGATCCGACTAGTCCACCATACATTTATGCATGGGGCAATCAATGGAATAAACCTGAAGATAGAATTAGTGTTCAATATGTTGTAGAAGGTGCTACTGAGTACAAATATATGGATGTGAGGGCAAAACGATTGCCCGTAATGGATAATTGGGAAGTACCTGACTATGTTGTAAAACAAAGTTTTGATTTTAGTTGGGAACCTAATCCCAATGATCCGCCATACATTTATCAGTTCCCTACTCAATGGCAAAAAACAAATGGTCCTAGATATATTGTATCGGGTGCAACAGAAATAAAATATATTGATACACAGGTTGCAACAGTTATACCATATCAATTTACTAATTGGTTAGTTCCACGTAATGTGGATCAAAAGAAATTTGATTTTAGTTGGCATCCTGATGCAACAGAACCTCCCTACATTTATCAGTTTCCCAGTCAATGGAGTAGGACAGGCGGTCCTAAGTTTGTTGCAGAAGGTGCAACGGAAGTAAAATATATTGATGCAGTAACTGCGGTAGCGTTACCGGATAAAACTCACTGGATCATACCTGAAAACATTGATACAACTGATTTTGATTTTAGCTGGCACCCTGACATTGATGATAAGCCGTATATTTATCAGTTCGGTACACAATGGCAAAAAACTGGAGGACCTAAGTTTATAGCACATAATGCAACTGCTAATAGCGATATAAAATACATTGATTTGTTGACAGCAAAAAAAGTATCTGATATTTCAAAGTTTACAATATTGGAAAATTATAAAATCAAAGACTTTGATTTTACATGGCATCCCGATGATACAGAAGAACCTTATATTTATGTATTTGGTAACAACCAGTATCCTGCTGAGATAATGCCAACTATTGAATATCATGTTGAGGGTGCGACTAAAATTAAATTTGTAAATGATATCATTGCTACGCTTGATATTGACATGTCTAATTGGATAATTACTCAACCTATTGATGAAACTAAGTTTGATTTTACTTGGAAGCCTAACCCTAAAGATCCTCCCTATATTTACAGATGGGGTAACAAGTATATTAGTAACAAGTATAAGCCAACCGTAGAATATCATGTACCAGGAGCAACAGAAATAAAGTACATGGATAACGATGTTGATGTATTACCTGAATGGGAACGCTGGGAAATACCTGATAATATAGATAAAGAAAGTTTTGATTTCTCATGGAGACCAGACCCACTAGAACCTGATTTAATTTGGCAATTTGGAACTCAATGGCAACGAGACGGTGGACCTAGATATGTTGCACCTGGTGCTACGGAGATAAAGTACGTAGACAGAAATATATCACATGCAATAAAACTTCCTAATAAAACGAATTACAAAGTTTTAATTGACATTGTTGATTTTGATTATAGTTGGCATCCTAACGAAACCAGTGAACCTTATATCTATGTGTTTGGTAATCAATGGAACCCCGCTGAATTAGAAGCAACTATAGAATATCATGTACCAGGCGCAACACAAAAATCCTACGTCGGCGAGATTATCGCAACGGTAGCGCCCTACACAGAAGGCTGGGAAACAATAGAAGAAATTAGTGATTTTGATTATAGTTGGAGACCTGATCCAACTGACCCTGATTATACATACGTGTTTGGAAATACTCAGTATCCTGGCACCATTATGCCTACTGTCAAGTTGCATAGGGGCAATCCTACGCAAGAAAAGTTTATTGACCAAGTTGTTGCTACACTAGCAAGTAAACCGGAGTTGTTTAACAACACAAAATTAATAAAAGATTTTGATTACACATGGAGACCAAATCCTAAGGATCCCCCGTTCATCTACCAGTTTGGTACACAATGGGCTAAAACGCATGGTCCCACTTATACTGTAGAGGGAGCAATAGATAGTAAATTTGTATCAGACCCTGTTGCTACTATTCTACCCGACATGACACATTGGGTAATACCTGATGGTGTCGATGTTACAAAGTTTGATTTTAGTTGGCATCCAGATGATACTAGCCCGCCATACATATATCAGTTTGGTACACTACTTGATGAAAAAGATGGTCCAAGATATATGACACCGGGTAATGACGGGACCATTGTTCATTTAGAACGCAAAGAAATCATACTAGAAGAATTAGAGTTTCCTAAATATTATATTAGCACCACATTAGAAGACCTAATTAGAAAACATGAAGGTGAAATCTTTTGGGCCTTAAACCCTGAAATCGATTATAGTGGATTTGATTTTAAATGGATACCTGATAAAAAGAATGTATATCATATAAATGCATTCGGTAGTAGGGATAACATTAATACACAAACATATTTTGTTAACGGCAAAATGTGGCAAAAAGGTTATCGTGACATCAACTACATTGAAGATAAGTTAGTTGAACTGAAAACCAAAATTGATATTTTCTATGTAGATAGGGGTAATATAGAATCACAAGTAAGATTTGAAAATTTACGTGGGAAGTTTGGCAACATCACTAAGACACGCTATTTGAATAGTTGGGTTGATACAATCAATCGGTGTATCAACAAGTCTACTACAAATTTATGCTGGATACTGAATAGCGAACTAGACTATAGTAACTTTGAATTTGACTATTATCCTAGCCCATGGCAAATGCGTATGGTTCACGTGTTTGGTACGCAATGGAGTCATTGGGGTACTACATATATGGTTAATAAGACAAGTTTTCCTGAAGATACAAAGTATGTCAAAGTTATTGAACATTTAGGAAATTTAAACTTTGTAAAACGAAAAACAGCAGTAGCGACTAGTTGTCTATACGATGTGATTCTAGTAGACCATGGCAATGTAGAAATAGATAGTGTAGCATTAGCGTTACGCAATAAAATACAAAACAAATCTATAACAGTTATTGAATATAATCATAGTTATCTACGCACATTTAGAGAAGTGTTAAAGAGATTAGAACAAAAGAAGGAACACTATATTTGGGTTTGCAGTAGTGTTTGTGACTATACTGATTTTGACTTTAGTTATATATGTGATCCTTTTGCAAAAGATCAATTGCATGTTTTTCCTAGCGATAAACAAAAATTCGGTGATACCTTCCTAGTAGATGTGAACAAACTCAGAGAATTAATAGATGATATGCTATTGATGGAGGATTATGAAAAGATTAATTATAATCAGCATCAACGAGTGAAGCGTTTGCCCGCGCCAGTCATAGAAGTAGATACCGATACACATACTGAAAAACTTAAAACAGAATTTAATTTCCCGTATGCTATCTTTCAAACAGAAAAACACGATGTTGTTGATACTGAACCTATTAGTTTGTGGACTCCTGAAACTAAAAATATTGTTATTACTAGTACAGGTGGTACACGAATTATTGTTCCGAAAGAAGCACAAGACTTTGTTGAAGAAGAACTTTATGATTACCCATATATTAGTCGCAGTACTAAGTTAGCACAAAGTAAACCATTAGATATTGTATTCTTAAGCAACGGTGAAACAGGTGCTGAAGAAAACTATGAACATTTATTGAAAGTGACCAAAGGACTACGCAACCGTGTTGTGCGTGTTGATGGGGTGAATGGTCGTGTAGCAGCCTATCATGCGGCAGCAGAAGCAAGCGAAACACCCTGGATGTTTACTGTGTTTGCTAAACTCAAAGTGAATGAAAAATTTGATTGGGCTTGGCAACCTGATAGATTACAGATTCCTAAGCACTATATCTTCCATGCTACAAATCCAGTTAACGGATTAGAGTATGGACACCAGGCTATGATTGCGTATAATAAAAAGATTACGCTTAACAACATAGGTCATGGACTTGACTTCACACTTGACGATGCACACGAAGTTGTAGAGTTGAATTCGGGTGTTGCTGCATACAATACAGATGAATGGACAACCTGGCGTACAGCATTTAGAGAAGCATTGAAACTAAGAGCAGATATTTCGGACAAGAGTATAGAACGCTTGGATATTTGGTTAACTGTGGGAAATGGCATGTACGGTGAATACAGTACTAGGGGTGCTTATGATGCTGTCCAATACTACGAAGAAGTAAACGGGGATATGGAAAAACTGCGTCTAAGTTATGACTGGGCATGGCTGCGTGAATATTTCAAAAATAAATACGACCCAAACAATTTCAATTCATAATTAAATTATGTTATAATTGTATATGGTCGACCCGAATCTTGTAAATTATTTCTCATCGCACTCAGACGCTAGAGGTATTCCAAATATTTCTAATACTGATTGGCGCCAATTTATAAATCAATATCCAAAAGAAGATATTAAACAATCACTAACGGAGTATATTACCAAAAATAATTTACTATTCCCAACTAAAATAATTAATAAAGTAGATTTTATAGATTTGTTTACAAAATTTGCATCAACATCTATGTTATCTGAATACAAAAATGTTGATGTAGTATTAGAAAAGTTTGATTACAGATACAAATATAGCGACAAGCCATTGGGTGTTATAGAAAAGTCACACGCATATAATAGCGTCAGCAATTATTTTCAGCAATTAAATCGTATGAAGTGCGGGAGTAATCTAGTAGACAGTCCATGGCATATATGGAATGATGCCAATAAACTAAACAAAATGAACTGGCACTTTTGGCGTATGGGTGCGTTGGGCAATAGTGATATCAATGATAGCACATTCCGTAGTGCATTTCGTATTGGTACATATACTGCTACACAATTCAAACCTAGCGTTGCAAAAGCATTGTATGAAAAACACAGTGCCGAACATGTATTAGATACTAGTTGTGGTTGGGGTGATAGACTCGCAGGCTTCTATGCAACACCTTGCACAAAGATGTATGTTGGTTGTGATCCTAATCCCGAAGTGTTTGAGACATATAAAAAACAATGTATTGAATATGAAGAACTTTTGGGAGGTACTCCAGTTTTAGTAGAATCTGACAAACATTTTACTTGTACGGGTATTAAGAAAGTTGAGATATATAATTTACCCAGTGAAGATGTAAATTGGGATTTGTATGAAAATACTTTTGATTTTTATTTTACCAGTCCTCCGTATTTTGAAACTGAGAGATATGCACAGGATAATAATGCTACTCAAAGTTATATAAGGTATCCTACTTTTGAAAAATGGAAGAATGATTTCTTTTTCCGTGTCAACGAAATGGTCTATCGTGCGTTAAAAGATAGTGCATACATGATGATTAATATTATTGAACCTAGAACCAGTAAAGGTGAAAGATTAAATCTTTGTGACGATATGGTTGATAATATCTTAACTTATCCTAATGCACATTATTTGGGTAAGATAGGTATGAGATTGCAAGCCAGACCGCATCAGATAGTCGAGGCAGATAAGAATAGCGTATTTGTTGAACCGATATGGGTATTTAGAAAAAATAAAAATGTATATGAGGGTTTAGAAACAAACACATTCAACATGTTGTTTGAGTGATTTGACAAATATTCCCATATATGTTATGATGTAAGCATCATGAATTCTACCACAGGAGAATGGATATGAAAAAGTTATTTGTTGTTATCTTTAGTTTACTGGCTCTTAATGCTAGTGCGAGTGGCATAGACTGTAGGTATGGAGTAGACCATAAGCACCCGGCGTGTTATAGTATGTACTCAAATCATGCAGTCAACCATAGACACCATAATCATGGGCATCATCATGGTCACCAATATCGCGGTAATGATTGGGTAGCACCTGTAATTGGTGCCGTAGTGTTAGGCGCAGTAATACATGAAGCAACAAGACCCCGTGTAATTGAGCAACCTGTAATTATTGAACAATATCCTGTACAAACCATTTGTACAGAATGGCGTGAAGTGCTTTTACCTGATGGTAGAATTCAGCGTGAAAGAACTTGTTACCAACGCTAAATATTATGAATATAATATTGCTACTATTAATAGTTACATTATATGTATATTGGATTTATAAACTATGTACCTATGATTGGAGTAAGTTTGAAGAAGATTCTGAGGGTGACGATTTTTTGAAACCCTATGACTGAATATTATGGTATGAAGCAAAGAGAAAAGTGTTCTGGACGCGGGTTCGACTCCCGCCTGGTCCACCAAAAGTAGTTTTGAACACAGTTAGATTTGACCCTTCCGAGGATGCTAGAGGCTAATTCGAATATGCCCCTTACTAATATCTAGATTGTCAAACATAAACTACTTTTGATGGGCCAGTCATGGTTTCGACAGGGCAAAGAGTAACAGAGTGGACCATACGGTAGGCGATGACCGTAAATCAAGCAAAACAAGTAGACGCAAACGACTCTACATACGCACTTGCCGCTTGAGGCATGCTGAGGTAAGACATACCGATAAACAGAAACTCAAAAAGGGGCTTAAGCCCCTTTTTTTATGAATTATGAACTTATTAATTAAATAATTCTACTAAGGAGAATAAATGAAAAAATTAATTTTAATGTTAACTGCATTTTTTGCATTAACAGCACACGCACAGTTTAATCCAACTAAAGAACCTATAAAGGCTGTTATACCTTTCGCACCCGGTGGAGGCACTGACATAGCCTTCCGACATTTTCAGAAATACGCCGACCAACGCAATATTACTATCGTTCCGATGTACAAGGGAGGTGCAGACGGACTTATAGGAACCAATGAGGTTGCAGAATCAAAACCTAATGGATATACTATCGGGTTCGCTACAGTTGCAACTGTAGCAACACATAAACTAAATAATCCTAATTATAATTTTGATCATATTTCTGTAATTAAAGGTAGTGTTATGGCTATTGCAACACATCCTAATAATGATATTACAAATTTCGATAGTCTAGAAAAAACACTAAAATCTGGTGATAATAAAAAGACATTTGCATTTGGTAGCCCTAGTCAAAAAACGATTTGGGAACAAATTTTTAATGCAAACAAAATATCTATTCAACCTGTTTTAGTACCATATAAAGGTGGTGGACCTGCAGTACAAGATGCTATAGGTGGGCATGTTGATTTTATTGTTGTGCCTTATTCTATAATAAAGCAACACGTAGATTCAGGAAAATTACGTTTAATTGCTATTATAGCGAGAAATAATTGGAAAGAATTTTCACATGTACCTAACGTTGCAAAAAAATATAATAATTGGCAATTCGATGATGGATTTCTACTTACATTGCCGCAACACACGAATACTGAAGCCTACAATTTTTGGAAAGAATTTGTTTTATCATATATGAAAAATGAGCAAGTAAACCAAGATTTCGTTTCAGAATACACCGAAATAGATATATTTGGAATAGATAATGCAACAAAAAGAGTTGATACCTTTGTAAAAACTTTGAAAGATAAGAAATAAATGGACATCACAACATATACAAATAGACTTAAAATCAAATCCTTGCCCAAAGATTTTAATCATCAAAAGGGTAGCGAATATGATTCCAGTTTCGATTATGTAAAAGAAAACTTTAGTAATTATCATTTTGATAAATTTGTTAAAGAAAATGAAGGAGAATGGTTTCATTCTTTGGGACGTTATGTTTGCGACCTCACTGCTACTACTAAAAGTATAATTGAAAAAAGTTTAGACTTAGAGTGGGATGAAGTAACTAACAAAGGGCTTAGAAATTTTCCTAACAACGGAGCAAGCCCTATGACCCAACAAGAATATAATGATAGAGTAAGACATGGAGTTGAAAATCACAAACATACTCAAGTAGTTTTAGAAAACTTTCTTGATAACTTTGATGTAATTAAAAAAATTGTAAATTATTGGGAGTTAGAAAACGTAACATATCGTGCCCATGTTCAGTTACCTGGACAAACTTTTGCACCCCATATAGATAAATTGTGGCATAGATGTCCGGCTGACCCTGGTAGAATTGTCAGAATGACAGTAAATTTAGCTGACTGGGAAATGGGACAATACTTTGTGTACGGTAATCATGTTCATAGTCAATGGAGAGCAGGAGACGTAACTATATTTGACCACTCCAATGTACCACATGCAACCATTAACATAAGCACATCACCACGTCCAAATCTAACTATAACAGGATTAAGGACTACGAATACTGATGTAAAATTACAAAATGCTAATAAACTATCGCTATATTACATTTAATATTAGTTTATATTACACATATTAACAATTTATTTCGTAGGATTTTATAAGTTAAATATTAATCTAGCCTGTTTTAACAGGCTTTTTTATAAGGAAGAAAATATGAAGAAAATCGTAATGGCAACTTTATTGATGGGCTTAGTAAGTATCGCTAGTGCTCAGGTTAAGTTATCAGGTAAAGTTAGTGCATTTGTAGACAACTCTAAAGTTGGTGACAATGTAAGCGCAACACAACTTGTTACAGAACCTACTAGCAACTTTGCTATCTCTGTCAATGAAAAGTTAGGCGATGGTCTAAGAGCACGTGCTGTTGTTGAAACATCATTAAGTGGCAACACTATCGATGGCAATGGTACTAAGTTAGGTGACCGTCAAGCAACTGTAGGTATTGCCAATAAGTTTGGTAGCGTGGATCTAGGTCGTAATGTTCACAGCCACTTTTTAGTAATCACTAACAATGATGTGTTCGGCACATTGTATGGAAGTGTAGCAGGTGATGTACACAATCTACGCAATCTTCGTTTAGGTGACGCAGTATTTGTTAGCGTAAACCCTATGAAGGGTGCTTCACTAGCATATGAGCGCACAATGAATGGTCCTGCAAATGATGCAACAGTTGTTGCAGCCTCAGGTAAATTCATGGGTGTGAATGGTAGCGTTGCTCGTTTTGAACAAGGTCTAGAAAAGAGTACAGTTGTTGGTTTGAATACAAAACTAGCAGGTACAACTTTTAGTTTCGTTCACAGCGATGACCAAGGTCTAGTAAAGAGCAAAGGTGATAGCATTGGTATAGCGCACGACTTTGGCAAGATTACTGCCAAAGCAAGTTATGGTAGAACCAATACTAGCGTAAAGGCTTATGCTGCCGGTGCTGATTATAACTTCACAAAGCGTACCGCACTTAATGTTGCATTCCGCAATGTTGACGCTGCTGGCACTGCCGGTGACGTTAAAGCATTTGGAGTTGGCGTAACACACCGCTTCTAATCTCAAATCATTTTTGAGTTTAAGGGGCTTCGGCCCCTTTTTTCATTGTCACACAACTGTAATAATTTTGTCACATAAAAAAAGTAAATATATTTGTTCAACACAAGGAGACACAGTATGAACAAAATATTTGCTACATTATTAATGGCTGTTACATTCACGGCACAAGCACAAACAACAATTAATGGGGCCGGGGCAACTTTCCCGGCTCCGCTTTATTCAAAATGGGCAGAAGCATATAACAAAGAGTCTGGTATCAGACTAAACTATCAAAGTATTGGTAGTGGAGCAGGTATCAGACAAATTGAAGGTAAAACAGTTACTTTCGGTGCAAGTGATATGCCACTCAAAGATGATAAATTAGCAAGTTTGGGAGCGACACAGTTTCCTACTGCCATTGGAGGAGTGGTGCCAGTTATTAACTTGAAAGAAGTTAAACCAGGCGAGTTGAAACTTACAGGTGTAGTAATAGCAGATATATTCTTAGGTAAAATTAAACGTTGGAATGATCCTGCCATTACAAAATTAAATCCCACATTAAAACTACCTGATCAAGAAATTATGGTTGTACGTAGAGCAGACGGTAGCGGTACGACTTTCATTTGGACTAACTATCTTAGTAAAGTTAGTAAAGAGTTTAAAGAAAGTATCGGCGAAGGTACTGCCGTCAACTGGAAAGTAGGAGCAGGCGGCAAGGGAAATGAAGGAGTTGCT